GACATTCCCCAATAGAATTCCTTCTCGGTGAACTGGGACACGTCCTCTTTGAAGTCCTCTTCGGACCTGTGGTCCATGCGCATCGACAGGCATTTGTCTTCCATGCTTTTCTTTTAACACGCATGGTTGCATCTGGTCAATATGGAATAAAAGTGGCGGCCGCGTACGGCGGGCACGCCAAGTAGTTTTTGCGCGGGCCGGCGGCGGGGATTTTGCTCGGCGGGTCCATAGATAGTGCATGAGATTTTCGGAGTGGGTGGAATTAAGGGAATCGCGGGATGCTTGCTATCACAAGGTGAAGAGAAGGTACCAGAAATGGCCGTCGGCCTACGCCTCCGGGGCGTTGGTCAGGTGCCGCAAGGTCGGAGCGAAAAATTGGGGAAACAAGTCGAAAAAGAAGTGAACATGAAGAACGCAGATTTAAAAAATCCTATGCCCGGTTCGAGTTTCAAGGATTGGTTGAACGAGGGAACGTTTGATTTAGAAAAGGAGCGTGGTCTTAGAGGCTGGTTCGACAGGAACAACGGCAAGGGATGGGTGGACTGCAAGGCGAGCAGGAAGGGCAAGATAGTTCCATGCGGCCGGGAGAAGGCAGGCCGGGGCACGGACAGGAAGTATCCCGCGTGCCGGCCGACACTTTCGGCATGCAACAGCGTGGGCAAGAGGAGAAAGAAGGACTCCAAGCCCATTTCTTGGAAGGAAAAGGAATGATTCAAGGGGCCATCAGTAGACGCTCTCCTTCATGATGCCGAGGAGATACTTGCCGTAGCCGCTATTGTCAAGCGCCGTCGCCAGGGCCTCGAGTTGCCTGTCTTCGATCCAGCCGTTGCGCCAGGCGATCTCCTCGGGGCAGCAGATCTTCAGGCCCTGCCGCTTCTCGAGAGACTGGATGAACTGCCCGGCCTCGAGCAGGCTGTCGTGGGTGCCGGTGTCGAGCCAAGCGTCGCCGCGGCCGAGGATCTCCACCCGCAGGCCGCCCCGCTCGAGATAGGCCCGGTTGATATCGGTGATCTCGAGTTCGCCGCGGGCCGAGGGGCGGATGCCGGCGGCGATGTCGACCACCTGCTCGTCGTAAAAGTAGAGGCCCGTCACCGCATAGCGGCTTCGCGGCCGTCGAGGCTTCTCCTCCAGCGACTTGGCACGGCCGGAAGCGTCGAACTCCACGACGCCGTACCGCTGCGGATCGGACACGGGATAGGCAAAAACTGTGGCTCCGGCCGGATGCTTGGCGGCCGACCGTAGCCGCTGGGCAAGGCCGTTTCCATAGAAGATGTTGTCGCCTAGAACAAGTGCCGAAGGGCATCCGCGGACGAAATCGGCGCCGACGACGAACGCTTGTGCGAGCCCCTCCGGCCGCGGCTGCACGGCGTAGTCAATCCGCATGCCCCAGCCCGAACCGTCGCCGAGCAAGTCGCGGAATCGCGGCGTATCTTGGGGCGTCGAGATGACGAGCACGTCGCGGATGCCAGCGAGCATTAGGGCGCTCAACGGATAGTAGACCATCGGCTTGTCGTAGACCGGCAGCATCTGCTTGGAGACGCCGAGGGTCACGGGATGGAGCCGGGTACCGGAACCTCCGGCCAGGACGATACCTTTACGATGCACCGAAGAGCCTTTGTTGTGATTTTGACTTGGCCGGCATGTTGCTCCTATTGGTTTTCTTCCTTGGCGAACCAAATGGTGTACCTTATCTCCCTCTTGTTTTCCGTGACATCCCATAGAAAGGTGTCGCATTCGTTGATTCTGGATATGAAGTCCACTACGAACATGGTCGTGTCCTCGGAAACGGCCGTCTTCCTAATGTCACCCCCTCCTTCCTTGTGTTCTTTTACTATTACACGGTGTGCTCTTGTCGGCCTAGGCTCTGCGTCCCTTGAAAGCAAGTATGCGTTGCACACGAGAGACACTAACAGCAATATGGCATAAAGGTTCTTCATTTTTCCACCTTGGTTGTTTTGGTTTTATCTAGGGGTTTTGGGGAAGATTATGGATGATTGCGACCTATATTACTGAAGAATGATCTATCTGCTTGAACCAAGTTATGTTTTGGAGGCCACTGTCGCGGAATACTTTTCGTACAGCCGTCTTTCCCCCGAATTCGGCGACGAGCTCACGGGGGGAGAAAAAAAGGTGGTGGTTTACGACTGCTTGGACAAGGATTTTGACGGGAACTTGGCTGAAAGGATACTGAATGGCGCCAACACGACGGTATTCGTGGTCTTGAACGACACGAACTTGGGCTTCATCCAGTCCAAAAGATTCAAGATGTACAACCACAAAGGGCCAATAGGGGTTAATCCCGATGAGTTCAAGAAGAACTTGATTCACAAGTTGGCATGGTTGTTGGATCCCGAGGACGACTTTGATCATGTGCTGTATCTGGACAGCAACCCGAACTTGCTAGAAAGGTACTACAACACTCCTTGGGCTAGGGAGAACAACATATCCGACAGACAAAGGGCATATCACCACTACTTGCTGCATGGTTCGGACTGGTTCTTCGGGTCAAAAGAGAACTTGCCTCCCGAAAAGATACTCAGCATGGAGGTCAACGACAATTTGAAAAAGATCGTTAACTCGGTATGTCCGGAGATTAAAAAGGAGATCAGGCAGAACAGGCTGGAGTGTGTCTGTTTGAACATGACTTCGAGCGAGAAGGACGGCTACGAAACCTTCGCGGGCAGAATTCTAGCAAGCACGAACAAGGAGTCGGCGAGGGACATCGACTTCGTGATAGTCGTGAACAATGACAATTTCAAGCCTGATGTGGGGGCGTTGAAGAATTTGTTCAAGAGCGTCGTTGTGATCTCGTTGAACTTGACGGCCGAGCAGGACATTTATGTTAGACCCGGCTTGGAGGATGAGTTCTTGCAGAGGAATTCCGTTCCGGACTACGGGCTCAAGGCCGGACCTAACATAATGTTCTTAAGGTCTATGGAATTTTTGAGGAGGTACAACACCTCCTTGCTGGTCGAGACCGACTGCCATTTTGGAAAGGGCTGGCTTGGGTCTCTTCGCCGTTACACGAGGGATTCAAACGGATTTCTCGTGTCTGGCTCTACTTACGACGGGGTTGTATACACAAAGGCCAACACCGCAAACTTCAACCACCTCAACGGGGTCGCACTTTACGCAACTGGAGACTCCAACTTCCAGGCTCTAATGAGGTGTTTCGATGGCTTTTTGAAAGAGCATGTGAGGACGATGCCGCATCTGGCCTATGATTTCGGCATGAAGTTAATGGTGGATTTTGGCCTAGACCACTCCGCAGATAAGATGATCTGGAACTTCATCAACAGAAACATCGTAGTCAACAAGCACATTTTTAATTTCAGCACCTTGGAAGACAGTTCTCTGGACGAGGGCGAAATAAGATCTATCTACAACTACGCGGTGCTTCACAAGAAGGGCTAGGCCAGCAACTCCTTCATGGCCTCTAGTTTGGTTTTGCCGTTCTTTTGGCAGTGGGCTTGGCTGCAATGCACGATGCCCCCATTGTTGGGATAGTCGACGACCGTCCGCAGTTTCTTGAATTTAATCTTGCCGCTTTCGAGCATTATCATGTCGGAAGTGTGAGGCCTGCCGTCGTGTAGGATGAACTCGTCCTTAATGGCGCAAAAGCCTCTGCAAACCTCGAGGTACTGTTCAGGGGTTCCATAAACTACGCATGGAACATGTCCTTGGTAGACGGTGAGTTGTGTTTCGTCGCGGTCTAGATGATAGACTCCGTTGTTTATCACATCGTAGTCTATCATCAAACCTCCGCCCGTTTGGACCATCGCCAGCCATCTTATGAAGCAACTGTAGTCGTACATGGACGGGTTGACTGTGGGCAGTTCATTTATTATCTGGCTGTACTCGCCAAAGAATTCGTGCTTTTCCGCAACGGAATGATCAAGGACGATCAGTTCCCAGCCGCTCCTCTTCCAGGACTCCTTGCACAGGTCTAGGAGTTCTTTCTGGGTAGATTTTCTCCTGGGGCAATTGTTTATGGCGTCTATTTCTTGGTAGTAGGTGTAGCATTTATTCATTTTTAGCAGTACGACATCATAAGCTTTATCTGGTCGTCCGTTATGAAGTTTTCTTCTTCTGTCGGACGGTAAGTCATATTCTCTTTTCTCACGACCTCGTCCTCAAATATAGTGGCATTGAACCTAAACCCGTAGTGCTGAGCGTCGAACTTGGTGATGGGGGTTGAGTTTCCGGAAAGAAAGTGCTCCGTGGATGCCTGCCTTAGGAAATTAAAATCCACAAGCCTTTTGTATATGCCGAGACGCTCCGCCATGATTTTGAATGTCATCATGCTGATGATCGTGGTCGGGTGGTTGATGGTAGAGAACATTTTGATATTTTGGAAGTTTTCGTTGAAGAAATCGTTTACGGGTTGGAAGTCGTTCTTTTCAATCGAACGCTCAAGCCGCAGTCTGGAGTTGGCGTGTATCTCCTTGATTTGTCCGATCTCGTCTTCCGAACCGGAGAAGTCGAACTTCTTGAGCTCGAGGCGGATTATATCGTGAAGGTACATGAAAAGGACATAGTTAGGAAGCCTTATTTCCTCCGGGGAAGTCCCGAACTCATCAAAGAAGTTTTTATCACATTCCCTGCAGGTGTTGAGTATTGAATTGTTTTTAACGCTTTCCGTAACCATTGTCTTGGTTTTGGGAAGTATATTTTTTATGGATTCCTTGGGGAATGGGAAGAGGGGGTCGGAGTTCCACTGCGTGCTCCAGAATGGAACATATATGCAGAAAATATTGAGATCGGGCCTGAGCAGGCTCAGGTAGTACATGATCGGGCTGAGACGGCAAGAGCCAATGAAAAGCACATTTTCTTCGCCTGTTCCCTTGTAGGCGAGGAATTCGCTCTTGCTGTTAATGCTGTCTAGATCATTTGGCGTTTTTATCACTGATTTAGTCTAATTTATCGGTCTATTACATATCTAGTGGGAGAGCATTTTGTTTTGGAGGCTACGATGATCAGTTTTAAATTATGGATGGAAGCGGAGGAAGCGGAGAATGTCTATAATGTCCCCCAAGACAGAATGCCGGTCATCAACAAGCAACTTGAAAAGGTCAATAGGCGTGCGGCAAAACTTGGCTTGCCCCCCGTGAAACTAATAGAATTGGGCAGGTTCACCAAGGAGATAAAAAATCAGGACGGCAGGAAGTGGGACAGAGAATACTTGAGGCTGAGGGTGGATGGGGAAGCCCCTAAGGTCAAGGGGTGGACATTTGTGGCCAGAATAATGCATTCGGAGGGCGGGAACATAATAAACACCGCCCCGGGAATGAGTCCCCCTCCCGCGAAGTACAGAACGGCGGAGCCGAACTGCGAGCACTGCAAGATGAACAGACGCAGAAACGACACATTTGTCATGAGGAGCGAGCAAGGCGAATACAAACAGATAGGCAGAAATTGCCTTGCGGACTTTTTGGGCAGCGCAGATCCGGCGGAACAAATAGGCTTCTTCGGCGACTGGAATAGTGTCGTGCAGTCGCTAGGAGACGAAGACAGCGATTACTACGGTGGTGGTTCGGGATCCAGAACCATAGAGATAGTGTCGTACTTGACGGCGGCCTTGGCTGTTATCCGCAAGTTTGGATTCGTACCCAGATCCAAGTCTGAAGATCTGGGCAAGCCGGCCACTTCTTATATTCTGGATTCTATTTTCTTTGGAATGAGCAAGGATGATCAAAAGCTGAGGGACGAGGTGCGGGCCGTCAAGAAGCCCGACGACGAGGACAAGGCTAGGGAGATTTTGGACTGGGCGAAGTCGCAGAAGAACCAAGAGGATGTGAGCGACTACTTGTGGAACATAAGCGCGGCGGCCGAGAGGATCGTGGTTGACAGCAAGACGGCGGGTCTTGTCGCCAGCATTCCGGCCGCCTACCAGAGAGCCATGGACAAGAAGGTAGAAAAAGAGAAGGTTGAAAAGGAAGCAGAATCCGCTCCCGAAGTGACGCTTAAGCCTAAGGATAAATTTGAAGGGGTCTTGACCGTGATTAAGACCCCCAGGTGGAGCAACGACTACGGCCTCACGGTCTTGCACATAATGCAAGACGAGCATGGTAGACTTTACAAATGGAAGGCGTCCAACGAAGACATACCGGTCGGATCCAAAGTGCATATCAAAGGAACGGTGAAGGCTGTAGGTCCGGACAGCTATGCGGGTGGAAAGATCACGGTGGAGCTGACCAGGTGCAAGGTTGTCAAAATGCACATGGGCAAGGAGCATCAGGCAATAATTGATCAGAAACAAGGGCTCATTGACGCTTTTGAATCCATAGTGGGATCAGACTTGCCCGCCATTACGACAAGTGGGCAGCCGGTTTCTCCGTACCATGTTAGAGAGCACATATTTGGAGATATGCTGCGAGAGAAACTTGCTGCGGCCGGGGTCAAATACGAGGAATGGAGAGCTTTGGTTTCTTCGTGGGATGTTATGTTTTTGTCTAAAGATCAAAACTTTGAAAGAACCAACTCTGCAGAAGATTTGATAAGAAAAATAAAAGCTTCAAAGGACGCTCCTGAGGCCGATGTCGCGGTCAAGGGACTCCAGATATTTGCAAGCATGGTCCAAGCTAACCAACAAGCCCAAGAAATAATCAAAAAACTTGAGGGGATATACAAGGTAGAGGGTGATTATTCTGGAAGGGTTGTGCATAGAGAATCCTTCTTGGGGTGGGTGGCAAAGAGAGAGTTAATTTAAGTTTATTTGGCATCTATCTAAATAGTCCTATGCAAAGGTTTCACGAGTTCGCCAAGGACAAGTCAAAAAAGAAGGTGGTTCTGGTTGTTGGGTCGGCCAGAAATTCCGATTGCTGTCCAAATGAGAAAAGCAAGACCCACAAGTTGGCGGATAAGATCCGTGCGGAATTTTCCGAACTAGTTAATTTTGAGGTTGTAGATCTTTCCGTCAAGTGCGACGGGGTTAATGTCCAACCTTGCAAGGGCTGCGTCAGCACATCTAACATGCACTGTAGGTGGCCGTGCGATTGTTATGGAAAGCAGAGCGATCCGAAGGATTTGATGCACAAGGAGGATGTGTACCGAAAACTGGAGGCTTGCGACGGTTTTTTTGTATTAACTCCTATAAACTGGAGTTCGTGCTCTAGCGTGGTCAAGAGTTTCTTTGACAGGCTTGTGTGCGCCAACCTAACAATCACTGCAAATGAGGCCGTGGAGATATTCGGCAAGGATCACATAAAGGACTCCAAGGCGACTAGGGAGGCGGAAAAATCCGGAAAATACAACGAAATGCTTAGGAATCATCTGGAGGGGAAGGTCGCGGGTTTCTTCGCTCATGGCAACGATGGAGGGGCGGATTATATTGAATTTGCCAAGAAGAAGACAAAGGCCTTGCCGGTCATCCCAGAAAGCATGAAGGAATATGAGAAGTCACATGGCAAGGAGGATTCTAGCAAGGTTCTTGACCCTCTTGTAAGGCAATGCGTTTATTCCGGAATAAGGGTTCCCGACGATTGTGTAAGGGTCGTCACATATGGATTCGGCATTTCTTACGGTGATTCAAACGATTTGTTTGAAAAGGAAGCGAAGCTTAAAAAAGATGCCACAGAAGTATTTGAATCTTTTTTGGGGCATTTGAGCTATTAGAATCATTCTGGGTCTGTTTTTAGATCATAATGTCATTATAACCTGAGCACCACGAGGCCAAGCGCAATGGACATCGTTGAATTCTATAGAAAAAACAGCGTTGAAAAACAGTTTGATGAAGAGTTTTATTTATCACAAAACAATGATTTAAATAAATTCTACCAGCCATATTGCAAAAACAATAAAATTACAGAAAGACAGAGGCTTTTTTATCATTATGTCTTTTTTGGCAAGAAAAATGGAATGTTTAAAAACAAGGATGAGAAAAAAAGGCACAGAGAAGAAAGGCTGGCTTCTCGTAAAAGACTAAGGGGCAGAGACGAGGAAATAGACCTAAGAGGTCTAGAAAAATATATCATTGAGGAAAATATGGACGGATATGTGGCTGATCACAATAAGCACTATTTCATAAACCGATATGCTCATAAGGTACTTGAATCAATGTCTCAAGAAGATAAAGAAAATTATATCATAAATAAGATAACTAAATCTTTTGAAGACATGAACAATATTGAAGTGCAAGAAAAAATAAGTGAAAAATACCCCGAAATAATAATGGAAGAGATAGATTGAACGCAGATTCTGTTGAGCAATATAGGGAAAAACTTGAAGATGTTAATTTTTTTGTATTAGAAACCCAAATGCAATTGTGCATCAATCCTTATTTTTTTGAATTGATCAAAAATCCATACGACAAAGAATCATATGTTTTACAAAAAGACGAGATAATCTCAGAGTTGATAAAATTGCATGAAGAAAATGCACAATAAATTTGCTTTTTTTGGTGCGTCTGTAACTAAACAAAAAAAATCGTACGCCGATTTTTTGATGGAAATGATCCAAGAAAATGAATACGGCAAGTTCGGATATGGATCAATGCATTTATCTGATGCGGGCGTTTGTTTCATAGATCATGTTGTAAGCTACAATCCCGATGTTTGCTTCATAGACTGGTTCTCAACTTCTAAGACCAATTACGGTGATGGAATATCCGTATATCTTGATTGCTTGGTGCTCAAGCTTTTAGAAAATAACATAAAGCCTGTCTTTTTATTGTTTCCGATATCGGAGATGCTCGCACCCAGAGTTGAAATGTATGATACTGTTAGAAAATATGCATTAAAGTACGCCATTCAATGTTTGGATATAAACGAAAAGAGCAAAAAAGAAGAAATTGATATTTCAACAATAATTAAAGACTATGTTCACACTACTGATTTTGGGGGCTATTATTACGCATCCAAGATACTTGAACTTTTAGGAGAAGATTTTTTTAACAAAAAAGATGCAGTTTCCAATTGTGTCCGACCCGAAAAAAACAAGTACTATGGAATACTAAAAAAAGAAATGAATATAGAGGTAAAAAAATTCATTAATTTTTTAGTTGAGGACGAATTGATAGGAATATATCAAACAATTGGGCCTTATTCTAACAATGTCAATATATTTAAAGAAGGTAAACTCATACAGAAATGTCCAATATGGGATTGTTGGTGCCATTACGAAAGAGATACATTCAAATTGTGCATAAAAGAGCCCGGTCGTTATTTTATAGAACTAGCAAATGACATTGACAAGTCAGCATGCAAGGTTCAAAAAAATTGGGGGGATTTTGTCAATGCGTTGAATTTGAAGGATGCTTTTTACACATCTAATTTTTTGGTTGAAGATTATGAATAGTAAAAGCGGCAACATACTTAAAATCAAGTGCCCAGACGGTTTTGCAAACCAGTTAAGATTGTCTTTGGCTGCAAACTTGCTCGTTGAAAAGAAGATGGCCGATGAGGCGGTTCAAGAATGGGTCTTGAACAACCACAATATCGTTGATTTTTTGAAGTTTTTCCATCCTCTTCCAAATGTAAGATTCTCAAAATTGATGGACGAGGAAGATCTGATAGCGACCCAGTCTTTTGAGTACATGACCAGGCAACTAGATGTTACTTCAATTGTAGATTTGTTCAATGAGGCGTATGGACACTTAAGGTTGAAAAATGATTACAAAGTGATAATTCAATCTTTTATAGACAAATTTGAAATTGGGAATTGCATAGGCCTACATTTAAGAACTGGGTGCAAGACGGCCTTGCTTTTCTCGGAAAATGGAAAGGGAAGAAGCAGGCCAATTCCTCATGGTGCAATAATAAAGTTTTTAACGACCAACGATAAGAAAATTTTTTTGGCAACAGATAACGCAGAAACACAAGATAAATTTTTCAATGTCTTCAAGGAAAGAATAGTTTTTTTTGAAAAAATCAAGGAGGGAAAGGAAAAATTTGAAGGTACTTATGATGAAAAAAAGGTCGTCAGATTCGCCGGAGACATGCACACTATAGCGGATTTTTATATCCTACAGAACTGCCGGTATTTTATAGGATCTAACGAAAGCTCCTTTTCGTTGATGATAAATTACATACGGAACAATGAATCGGACTATAAAATTGATGGAGTTTTATGAATATTTTTTTCTGCATAGTTAATAACGGATACAAATATTTTGCTCTTAATTTCCATAAAAGATGGCTTCAACTAGATATAGAAAAAAAATTAGTTTTTATTTGCACCGATGAAATTTGCTATGAGGAATTGAAAAAAGAAGGTGCCGAGTGTAATCTTGTTCAAAACAAAAATTTGTCAACTAGTTTTCACGGATGGACAACGAAAGAATACAAGAAAATAGTTTTCAACAAATTATTTTTGACCAAAAATTTCATTGAGAATCATCATAAAGATTATCCTTTTATTACTTATGTTGATACCGATATGTGGGTCAATTATGACTTTACCAAAGATTTGGATGTTGTACTGTGCAAGAGCAATTTTGATATTATATTTCAAGATGGAGAAGATTACCTTGAAAATATTGATGACTGCTCCGTCTTAAGTTCTGACGGGTCAATAAGCAAGGTGAGGAATTGCATCAACTATTGCACAGGATTTATGGTGTTCAAAAGCAGAGAAAAAGACAAAATTTTTAATCTGCTATCTTATGACAAAGAAGATATTGAAAAAAATATTGGAAATCAAATTTACATAAATAAAAAAATAGCTGAATTGAATATGAATGTGTGTTCTTTGCCTAAAAAAATTATGCCGAACTTTTCAACTTCTTTTTACTACAAGAATCTAGAAAGATACTGGATGTTGCATTATACTTATATTGTGGGAAAAGAGAAGATATATTACATGAATAAAAATTCTCATTGGATTATTTGATCTTTACCTCAGTAGACTCCTTGACAAACAATAGAAATGCCTTAAATGTTCTTTCAAATTCTCTGGTAGTCTCTAAGAGTGTGGGTTTTCTCTGGTGTGTGCCGAATTCGGCGACCATTGCGAATGCCCCGTTTCGGTGATACCAGTCTATCTCCGTTCCGTATATGGGCCTGTTGTACAACTCGGAGGCCTTTTTCAAGTCGTAATTGGACAGGGCACACATCTGTGATGAGATCCTTTCGTATTCCGCAACGTTAGGATTGTCTTTTTTGCTATCTCCCCAAGGAATGAGATAGACGCGACCAAATGTATGCCCCGCCAAAACACTGTCCGGCTTTATCTTCAAGAATAGGTTCTTGAGGTTTTCAACCGGTGATACGGAAATTTTTTCGGGGTTTTTGAGCGTGGGGAAGTCCCTGTTGGGATCTTTTCCTTCCACCCTCCTGCTGTCCGGGTAGCTGTCAGGCGACACGACAGGAACGAAGTATATCGTTCTGCTGTTAACAAGTTCGGTGATGGCCTCGTCCTCTCCATAGGCGGACAAAAGCTTCCCTGCATAGGCCATCACCGTGCTCGTAGAAAGAGGCTCGTTGCCGTGTATGCACGCGGTCACCAGAACCGTCTTGTCGCTCGGTGCCAGTTTGTTTCCTATTTTTAAGTAATATTGCTTGAGGCCGTCGGAGGTCTTGCCGTAGGACGACACCTCTGCGAGTTCGGGAGCGGCTGACTCCCATTCCTTGATCGTAGATAATATCTCGTCGTAGGTCTGATGGGCGTATAGGTGCCGCTCTATTGCCGGGCAAGCCGGAATCTTCGGGGCCGGGTCTTCCTTGACATCAGCCCTCTGGACTGTCCTATAGAGCAGCACCAGCACCAGGCATAAAGCCATGGCACAAACAACGCCTTTTAACATAGACCTCCTTGTCTATCCGTCAATTAATATCTGTTGATAGCGAGCAGACCGCAAAGGACTGCAAATCCTCCTATTAGCGACACAGGAAACGGCGCGACGCAGCACCAGTATCCTCCCCAAAATATTGCGAATACAGCGATAACAGCCCCGAGGTTTCTAAAATTCATAGCCATCAGCATCATTGCCAGAGGCCCAGAAAGTAAAACCGAACACAACATAATCGTCACTATCAAAGCCAAACTTGCCATAATCCTCCTGATCAGTCAGAGAAAACGACGCACCAATAGTTTCTATTGTTCTTATCCTTAGCCACGCCGATTCCGACCTTTTTGTATTTTGACCCTAGTATGTTCCATCTGTGGCCTGTGCTCTTCATCCAAGCCTTGACCACACTAATTCCGTCTTCTTGACCGCAGGCTATGTTTTCTCCAACGAAGCTTGCGTCTTCATTGACCTTTTGAAGGTTTGACATGCTAGAGTGATTGAGCGAGTTGCTCTTCGCCATTTTTTCGGCGTGTTTCTGTGCGTACTCACACAAGTCTTTGTCCAGCTCCAAGCCTTGATATCCCTTGGACTTTCTCTCTTTGTTGTGAAGATCCAAAAGTTCTTTTTGTATGTCGCTGAACTTGTCCTGTCCAATTTGAGCCTTTGGACTAGACGGTTGGCCAATAGGCCCATTCGCCTTTTCATGATGCCTTACGGCCAGAAACAGTAGGAACACGCACCAAAAGAACAGAACTGTTATTTTTTTCATTTTTTGGACTCCTTTCCAAATTTTTGACATTTATTTTTTATGCTTTTCTAGCCATCCTCCATAATCTTGCCTTGTATAACCCGACTTCCTGGCTATTTCCTTTCTGTTGAACAGCACCACGGAAGTGGGAAGCGTCTTGAACAAGTATTTTTTCTTCAGATCCGGCCTTTGATCTACATCGACCAAGCAGACGATATATTCGTCAACTTGAAGCATGTCAATTTCGTTCTTGAGCACTTGGCAGTAACGGCACCATTCGGCACCAAAAACGACCAGGATCTTTTTGCCCTCTATTTCAACGGCTTGTTCGTAGTCGTTAACATACGAAACTCCGGAAGTGTATTCTTGGGCATTGGCTGAGAGGGTTGCAGTCAGCAGCACAAAGACAGCTAATGCATTAATTATCTTCCTTGTCATATGCCTCCTGTGCAATCCATGCCTACATTTATATAGGAGAGGCTAAACTCGTTTGACCGTTTATTATTTCCAAGTGCACGAGCGATCAGGATCGACCCAATTTTCTGGGTCTTATTCCGTGCGAAAGTCTTATTTTATCCAGGCCGTCGTTCAAAGATCTCCATGCTGTTGCTGAGGAGATTCCGAGTTCGTAACCTATGGCTCTGACCGACTTGCCTTGCGAGCACATTCCTATGATTTTTCTTTCTTGGCTAGTCAGTATCTTCTCGGCCCTCTTCATCAAGGAAGATAATGAACTTTCGCTACCCAACGACTTTAAGACCTTCACGCATGAAAGATTTTTTTTGGCCTTGCGTTTCTTGGCATGAAGTCCGGAAAGGCTGTCGTGCACTGATCGCTTGAAGAATTTCCCCGCCGAATAGGACGAAACATGGTCGCCGTCAAGCGTTTTTTCAATTGAGGATCGGATGGCCTCTTCCACATCGTCATATTGGGCTTTTGGGAACTTTTCATAGAAATGCTTGGTGTATTTTTCTTTGAGTTTACCCAGCAGATCTAGCAGTTCTTTCTTCGTCGGCCTTGACTTGGCTTCTTGTGTTGTAGATTCAGATAGCACGCCGGATTCTTCCAGACGGGCTAGTTCTCTCATTATGAAATACCTTGCAAAGCTCATGAATTTATATACATAGTTAGAGCCAAAAAGTAATCGGGCACCAGGCCCTGTTTGTTGCACGGGCGATGAACAGTCCCCTGTTTACCCAGTTGTTGCAGTTGGTGAAGCAGTTATATCTTAGGTTGGATTCATAGAAATCGCCTTTTTGGTAGTAATGCGGCTTCTTTTGTATCTTTTTGCCGCTGTGGGATTCCTTTACATATATTTTGAGTATTTCAAGTTGAAGATTGTCCACTTCCATTTCTGTGCTGCCTTGCGGCAGATCGTCCATAAAGTCAATCCTAAGGACTGTTTTATTCAGACCGAAGAAGGCAAACAGAAAGTCCATGGTCCTGAGTTCAGACCAGCACCTTGTCTCCAAGAATATCTTTCTGTCCCCCCAGCCTATTTTGATGTATTTTCCTTTGGGCTGGAACTCGCTCTTCCAAAGCGAAGATTCAAAGACATAATCCGAGTGAATCATGTCTTTTGATATATAGAACTTGATTCCTTTGCCCTTCTTGATTTCGCCGACCCTTATAAGAGGGAGGGTGAGGCATAAAACAAGATATGTCGCGAATAAAGGCGATAGGTACAACAGCAAAAGAAAATGCATATTCAGACTAGTGTTGAGTAAGGAGTATCGTCTTGACATCCGGCCTAAATGCTGCGTCGTCGCCGTCGCCCGGGGTCACCACAACATGCCAGCGGGGTGATTCGCCACGGGGAGTAGACATCATTTCGGGATATGTCAAAACATCCCCCAACGGCAGCACGAATTTCTTGGCTATTCTTAGCTTCAACTCTTTCTCGTCGTCTATTTTCATCAGATCTAGATCTGAGAACATTTCGTTCGGCACGACTATGGACAACTTGTGCTTGCTGAAGTCTACTCCTGCCGTCTGTTTCGTATTCGCTCCGCTCGAGAAGGTGGTCTGGAACTCGGCGTTGTTGGCAACATCCGCCACTTTCGTATAAGCATAACTATCCACATTCCAACCTTCGCTCTTAAGCCTTTTCAAAACATTCTCGGCGATGCTCTTGTACTTCTTAGTGAAAAAGTCGCCCGAATCGTTCCAGCGAAGTATTACCTTTGGCTTGTATCCGACTTTGGCACCGTGCTCATGGCACTTGGCCTTGATCTCGGAATACATTTGCTCCTCGTACATGTCCGGATGATTCATCAGATAGTTAAGCCTTCTTGTCATGCTATCGTAGGCTTCGGCGTACTGTATGTACCTTCCTCTTCGAGCGTAGCATATTAAGACGCACGCACCGGCTCCCGGGCATGTGTTTATCACGAAAAATTGACCGGAAGATTTGTCATAGACTATCCCCCTGAATGCAGGTATGCCTGTTTTGTAGACAAATTCATTTGGCCCGCCGCTTTTGAGTATCTTCTCGTTAGTATTGATGATTGTCTTGGGGGGCTCTGTTATTCTTTTTGCGAACGCTTCTGCGTCCACCTCGTCTTCTTTTCCAAAGAAGGAAGACTTCGCATGGACAAACGGCATGTTGGGGCTGAACTTCTCTCTCTTTCCGTAGTCTATCTTGGCGTTTGCCCTGACGGCGTTGAGGTACTTGACTATCTCCTCCGGGTTCTCGCATGTCTTTTGCACATCGGAGAACTCAGATTCCCAATCCACTTCGTTATAGAGCCATTCTTTAAATTCCATGGTGCATTCCATCCTTTTATTCCGCTGACTCTATTAGAAGTAAAGAGCCGCTGTCGTTTGAACAACTGTATATATTTGGGTAATGTTGAAAATGCACGAAGTTTACAAGCACGGGTACAGCACGCTTCCCAACCTGCGAAAACTCCGACCCGAGGAGGTTTTTGAAAGAGACAATTCGGAATCCAGGTCTATTCAGCAAGAGAAAGCCGAGGCCCTACAGAACCAAAAATGCTTCATGGAACATAAAAACGACCCGAGTTTTTACGAAATATGCGAAGAATGGATATTGAAAAACTATCCCAGAACATTGAAAGGCAATGGCTATCTGGAAATCGTCAGAGAGGCGGACGAGGATTTTCTAATCCACAGGGTTGATGGAGACAAGGACTGGCTAAGTAGTGCCCATGTCTGCTTCCCAAGCCATTGGAGGCCTGAGGAAAAGATAGGGGCCTCATTCGACAAAATTCACGAAAATGTACCTATGAACTTGAAGAACAGCCCAAAGTTGGTGAATGCGATAGTTCACGGCGGCATGTTTGAAAGGTTCGTCTGGAGTGTTGTCTATGACAACCGATATAACTTTCACCCAAGACTACCTCACAGCAAGTTCAACAAAGAATATCCAAGGGTCTTCGTCAAGGTTGAAAGGCAAGTTACTGTCGGATTTCCGCAAAAGAACTTTTGTCTTTTTGTGCTGCGTCAGTATTTGATTCAAGAAGAGTATTTGGACAAGGAGGCCTTGGCCGGCTCCATAGAAGCGATGACTCTTGAGCAAAAGAAGTACAAGGGTCTTGAGAACAGCGAGGACTTGATGCTTTATCTCAGAAGCGGAACCTCATATTGATTATTGCTTGATTTAATGTTAAATTGTTAGGAACACATCATGTTTGATTTGACTTTGTGCGTCCTCGCCACATCTAAAAACGAAAAGGCTCTCCGTCAGTTCATTGAAATAGGAAGAACGAAAAGTTCAAGGAAAATAAAGACAGTTTTCTTGGCGGACATCAACGACGAGAAGCCAGAATTCGTTCTAGATGATTGGGAGGCGATGGACTGCCCCTTGAGTTGCAGATTCGCCAACTATCTCTGTTCATCAAAGATTGATTCAAAGTGGCTCTTGCAAGTTGACGACGACTCTTGCACCGATCTGGATAGAACTTTGGATGTAATAAATGGATTATATGACCACCAAGATCCGGTGATAATCGCAGGCTCAAGTATTTATCTAATCGGATCTGGCGAAAACAGAACGCACATGTCCGTGTTCATGGAGGACAATATAAAGGAAGTGCTGCACGAAATGGGCGTGAAACACTTGTTCCCCGGGGTTGAGGATCCCAACAAATTTGATCTTATGCCGCACTTCAGGCACTCGTGGGAATCCAGCATGATTTCCTCGGCCGGAGCCAGAAAAATATCAATGTGCGAAAGTGCGAGGGAATTTCTAAGGTGCTGCCATTCAAAGCCTCCTTTTTATGGTGACCAAGTGCCCTATGTGGCTGCTAAACTTTCCAAGGTTCCCGTTTCCGAATGCTCTATATTCTGCCCATTTCCGATTGCGGCTAGATACACTGGCATAAACAGAAACGGAATTTACACGCATATACACCATGTCGTGGACTATTGGGACGAGCTGGACAATTTCAAGAAAATTCTTGCGTCAGGGGCAATTTTTGATAATGAAAAAGAGGCGGGCGAATCGCTAAGGAATTCGTCAATAGATGATGGACACTGGTATCTGACGGAGCTCAAGAACGGCCAGAAAGTAATTTTGGACATAATGAAGACCAAATCCGACGGTTCGGTAGAGTTTCAAAATAGAAACAATGCAAGATGGCTTCAGAATGGATCCTCTATCTTTCTTGGGGAAAATGACGGGGGATGGGGGGTGGAGTTTGCCAAGATCGGCGAGGGCTTATACGAGAGCAATCATTCCGAATCCAATTATTTCATGGAGAGGATGGATGTGATATCGCTGATAGGGTTGGTGGGCAACAAGAGGAAGCTTCAGCGCGAAGGAAATACAAATTCGCCCTTCGGCAGCATAACGCCGGGAGGAAGACACCAATAATCCCAGTCATTGCTTTTCAAGTCGGAGGTTTGATACATGAGATCTTGAAATTCCATGTTCAATCTTGTTCTTTCAATAATATTCTTGATCTCCTCCTTGCTCCTTCCGTCTCTAAGTTCTTTTCTTACATATTTTTTCATGGCCAAGGAGCACACTAAGGGATCCCTCCAGAATGTGTCGAATAAATTGAAGTAAAGTTGCTTGCACTGGTCGGCAACCGTTGTGGCCGGTGGCTGTTTGACATCGCAGTAAAGTTCTGCCGCGATATCTATTTTGCACTTTATTTCGCACACGCTAAATTTTTCGGAATAGATTATGTCGTAGCCCTTGGGGAATCTTAGTTCCGGCTCCAGGAACCATATAGATGGCATTTCGCCTTCTATGTCAATATGCATGTACTCTTCATAGAGTTCCCTTGATTTCAGTGCAATTTCTAGGTCTGGGTCGTCAAAGTGCTGCTCAAGGTGAGGAATGGCAGCGTATCCTGCGTTTCTTATGCAACGTGCAGAATTTTCTCTTTCAGCATAGGATTTGCTTCCGAGCTTGGAAATCAAAACATTAATTTCTTCGGCATTTGAAGAGCCGAACAGAGTGATGGCTGTTAAAAAGAACAACCATTTAATCACTTTTTGCAGGAACATCCCTCGCACTTGCAGTCCTTGCATCTGCATTTCTCGCATTTTCCCCTTACGCACGGAACGCACTTGCACTTGCACATGTTGGCCTCCTGTTTTGAAATATTTAGTACGCTCAATAATCAATTTGAAATAGCGTATATAGGATATGATTACTTTTGGAAAATTTATGGAAATAGCTGTCAATGCAGACGCTATGAATCTGATCAAGCCACAGGCTGGGTCGTTGAGGTCTTCTTCCAAAATCAAGCCGGATGAAAGTGGTTTCAGCATAATACCCATAAGGCTTGGATACTCAACATACAATGTATTTAAAAGGTACATAACTCCCAGGTATGAACTGGCTGGGAATCTCTTGAGCCGGCGGGGCGAAAGCGTTGATTTTGTCACCGTTAAGGCATCGAACGAGGAGCTCGCAAACTTGAAAGAGCTCGCGGAGCATATTATTAAAAATCCAAACGGCGGCCAATTCGGGTGGAAGGAGGGCGAGGTCAGGACGGCCCAGGCCACAATAAAGGCGATAGAGGATTCAATGTTGGCATCAGCCGGATCTAGAACTTAATCTGCTTAAACAAGGCCTCCAGCACAGGAACGGCTATACTATTTCCTGCGACATGGTAGAAGAAGGTTGGTTTGATTTTTTTGCTAAACATGTGTTCTTTGGCCTTCTGATAGTCCTCGTCACTGAAACCCATCAGAAGCATGGACTCCTTGGGGGACATGAGCCTCACATTATCAATGTTGAATCCAAATTTCTTTTTTCTAATTTGTTCTATAGACAAATTTTTGGAGTTTTCTCTGAGGGGGTAGTTGTCTTCCAACTCGGAGCAATACAGAACAGCTCCGAAGTTTCCCGGGTGGCTCCCTTGCGTGGTGAGGGCGTGAACTGAACTGTTCTTCCCATATATCCTATTCGTACTGTTTGTGGACTGGGTGTTGTTTATCGTCTTCCATATTCTTAGCGCCATGTCCTCGCAACCGAAATAAAGGGTTTTTCCAAACTCCTTCTTGACCTCATCCTCAGACGTCATGAACTCAGCCAGCCGAGATTTCTTAGACGACTCTGGGAATTTAAATTCCTCATCCAACGACGATACGACAAAGACTCGCTCTCTCTTTTGGGGAAGCCCGAAGTCTTCCGCGTTCACAACCTTCCAAGAATTCTTGTAGCCCAGGGACTGCAAGGTTCCCAGCCACAACTTGAAATTGCTCAAATGCTTTGGGGAAGCAAGCTGCTTCACATTCTCAAGCACAAGATTTCTAGGAAGGATCTTTGAAGAACGAAGCAGTCTTTCGACTTCCCACAGAAGGCTAGATCTCGTTCCGGAGTCCTTTTTCAATCCCTTTCTGTTTCCGAGTATTGATAAGTCTTGGCATGGGAATGAGTAGGTCAAAAGATCACACTCGGGCAGTTTCGAAACCTTAGTAATGTCCCCAAGATTTGCCGTCTGCCCGTGTATGGCCTCATACACGGAATGCGTTCTTTTATCAACCTCGCAAGCGATGGCTTCATGCTGTACGCCGATGTTCCTAAGGGCCTTTGATTGGGCTCCTATTCCCGAGAACAATTCAATTAATTTTACCATTCTTTTGATAATCGCACAATTCGTGAAGGTTATATAAATTGACAATCTCTTTAGATGGAATCTTTATGTCGCCGCGCATGAAGAGCCATCCCGACCTTATCTTGTGAACGCCTGAGGCTTTCAAGGTAGCGGAGTTAGTAATCTTGGATCCTTCCTTCACTGGTTTTTTTGAGACATTCCAGTCCGAACTGTTAAGCGAATTGGTAAAGAAGGCTCCTATGATTTCCGGAATGCCGTCGTCATGCCTCCATTGAACAGTCAAGATTGTCGTTGTCTGGTCATGGTGCGAGGAGGGCTTGACCTTTGTAAATTCGCCCTTTTCAGTAAGGCACGCCTTGGTATCAAAACCCCCTCGGAAAATATCCTTGGTCGGTTCGGAAAACCAAGACGAACTTTCTTCGACGATTGGTATAAAGTCAGGACTCCCGGATTCATGTGGGTTTTTCCCTAGTCTTCCATTCAAAAGAAGCGAATAACTTCTCCCCAAGCATTCTCCAACCGCACCGCTGAGATTTTTCTTTGGAATGTTGGCGAGGAGACTTATCGGACGATCCTTGTTGAAATTGACCTCTTTCTTGATCTCAGAATTCGCCAGTTTTGCTGCGTCGATCAATATGTTTATGTCTATAACCCAAGTTTCGTCGTTGTTATCTGCGTAATATGCAAGATCTTGAGTCGTAAGGTTTTTATTTGTTATATATTTATGGCCGTCTTCCATCTCTGTAGTAATCTTTCGTTCATGAGAGGCCTTAAAATAATAGATTACTATAGATAAAGCAATACCAGTTTTTCGTTACTATGCTAGATTTATGAATCTAAGAGAAATGACCTCCATTTTGGAGGAGAATCCGCTTCGTAAGGTCGAGTTTGTAATAAACAGCGAGAGGGTTCCTGGGCACTTCCACATAACCGAGGTGGGAAGAGTCTCCAAAATTTTTATAGATTGTGGCGGCAAGAGGAGGGATTCTTTAAAATGCGTCTTGCAGGTTTGGGTCGCGGATGATATAAATCACAAAATAGACGCAAGCAAGATGATGAAAATTTTACAATTTTCAGACAATATTTTTGAAAAATGGGAAAATCCGGAAGTCCAAGTAGAGTACGAAAAGGGCGTCGTTTCGCAATATCCCGTGAACGGGTTTGACATATCAAAGGATGAAATAAGGTTCCATTTGGGCTTCACACATACTGCTTGTCTAGCACCCGAGAAATGCGGTGGTGGATGTTCGCCTACAAACATTGTGGATCTTAGGAGGGGAGATGGTCGATAGAGAAAAATTCATTCCCTTCAAGCCTCTGATAATTTTTGTATTTGCTATGTTTTTGCTATTTCTTCTGATGGAGATCTTGAAGTGAAGGTCGTATTTCTTGATGTAGACGGGGTCTTGAACAACTACAGCCTTTTGTACAACTATGGTTATGACTACATAGATGAAGATGTGGTTGACCTTTTGGGCCAGATAGTTAGAGAGACCGGATCCGAAATAGTTCTGACTTCCACATGGAGATTAGAAAACTACAGCAAGAAAATCGTTGAGGAAGCCCTAATTAGAAAGAAAATGACACTTTTAGACTCCACAATCAGCATCAAGGGGAAAAAGAGGGCGGAAGAAATAAAAGAATGGCTGGGGCGGCACAAGGTCAAGAAGTACGCGATAATAGATGACACAGAGGATGCCGGGGTTGGTTTTGGAAAGAATTTTTTCCAAACTGACGCTGAAATAGGTTTAACCGGAGATCTGGCGAGAAAAATAATAAAACACTTGGGGGCATCTTGAAAAACACGGGCGTGAAGATCAAAGTCAACGATGGGGGCGATCACGGCTACCTCCTGCGGAGGCTCAATGCGGATGCGTACGAGGTTTGGCTAGAGCAGAAGGGCATTTTGGTTGTTCTTTCTCCGAAAGAATTCGTGGAGGTTGAAAATGAATAAAAAGTTGGCGATTCTTTTTTTCTTTTTTCTTTCTGCCGCTGCGGCAGCACAGGAAAAAACCGGCATAGCCATAAACCCGGGAGTCAAGAATGTGGCGGCCTTGTTCACGATGACGGACGAGGGCGGAAGGCTCCGAAACTTGGAACTAATGGAAAGCATATTTGCCGACAAGTCCTTGGGATTTGAATCCGAGCGTCATCACAATGTCTCTTCTCCGTACATCTATTCAAGGATGACACAGTTGGCTTCCGAGTTAGAAGACGGCGCGACACTTCTGCTTTATTTCAACAGTCACGGCGGAGGAAGCGGAGACAGGTTTGCAATGACAGCTCAGGGAGGTAGTTTTAAGTTCAGCAAGGCATTGGATGCTTTGAAAAAATCCAACAAGACTATAAGTCGTCTGATATTTCTAGTGGATACTTGTCACGCCGAGGGAAGCATACAAGATAGCCTCAAACAGGACGGAGAACTCCTTAAGAACATAAAGACGGCAAAGCCCACAAGTTTCCTTCCTGAACTTCCCTCTGCCTACTCGAGGAACGAACTTCCTTTCTTGTCCGTCTTCTTGAATACGGCCGAGCAAATTGTCAACGGCAAAAAGGTCTTTGACGCACAGATAGACTACGGCGAGGATTCCGGCGTTTACGACGAAATACTCATAATAAGTTCATCTAGCGTTGAGGATTTGTCTGTGCGGGGGGCGTTTGCCTCAAGGCTCGCATCCACATTCAAGTCAATAAAGAACGACCGGACGGTGACCGTCGGAGAGTTCCTCAAAAAGTTTGCCGAAAGCCACGGCCCCAGCGGCCAGCAACCTCACTACAAGATACTTCCAAACAACTCAATGTTTGGAGAACTTTTATTTGGGCCTTGGTTTGTTCAGACAATTCCGATAATAAATTTCGGAAAGCGCGAAGAGTTTGATATCAACTTCATTCCGGTACCTAATTCAAATTGACAATGAATCCCAAAACCCATTGGTCAATTGAGTCGCATGAAATACAAAATTAAGAACATATGTCAAAATGTGATCGCTCTAGTGGTGCCCGACGATTATGACAGGGCTATGCTTTTCTGTCGTGTCCAAGAGTTCTACGAGAGTCCTAACAAGAATTTTAAGAACAAGGGCTTCTCAATATGGGATTATTACCGTTGGTATAGCAAAGAACACTCCGGATGCTTCTCGTATGTCAAGGATTTTGTGGGATTCAATCTCCCGCTGATCGTGGCGAAGAAGTGCTACCAGATAAACGAGACAGAAACGCCGTATGATGTAGAAATGAAGCGAATAGTGGATGAACTATTTGTTTCCGGAGAAAGGAAGTATCTGATCGGTGTGGACTGTTTGAAAAACTCAACATTTGATCACGAGTTGTGCCACGCCTTATACTATACGAACATGGACTACAAGATAGAGATGGACGAACTGACGGCATCCATCTCAAAAGTGAATCTCCAGAAGTTCAAAAAGAACTTGAAGTCAATTGGCTATTGCTCGGAAGTGATGAAGGACGAGATACAGGCATATATGGCCACCGAGGTAAGCAAAAAAGTTGCTAAAGGCATAGGCAACGCAAAATCACTTCACAAGAAATACAAGGCCGTATTCAAGAAGTACAGGTCGTCATAGTTCGCCAGCATAGTTATTCTTCATAAGATCCATGAGCGTATCATAAACATTTTTGGACGCCTTCAGTTTTGGAAAGAAGACTTTATCCACCCAGAACTTCTTTTCCTCCCCATTAACTGTCGCATGAACGATTCCGTCCGCCCTGTAGACTTTTATAGTTGCTGAGTTGTGTTGGGTTCCTTCCTCAATCTCTGACTCGTCCTTTTGGGCATCTTGGCTTAATTTGCTCTTTATGCCATTTATTATCTCCTTGGCGGCCTTTTGTATGTTTGCCCTCCTCGCTCTGATGTCGTCGCCCTTGGCCCTCCACATGGCGAGGTAGTTGCTCGTGTCCTTGGTCTCAAAGCCGAAGTGGCTGAGCACTATGAACGCTGTAGACTCGGCATCTATTTCCTTCTCCATCTTGCTGGACTTCTTATCCTTGTCTTTCCAGTGAAGGATTTCGTGGGCCACCTCATGGACATATGTGCTAAATAGGTTTATGCCTTTAAATAGGTTGTTTATGGCTACCTTTCCCCCCGCCGAATACCCTCCGAGTTCGGGATCTAGATCTTCATAGGAGACTTGTATATTTTGCTCCTTGACCCAGGCGTCAAGGGCGGCCATATACTGCTTGATTTCCTCAACATCCTCGTTTGAGTCAATGCTCCATTGTTTTCTTGAGACCGGCTCAAAGCTCTTGGGATGGCCGGGTATAGGTACGGTTGAACTTACATCGTAGACTTTGACTGTTTTGAAGAACATTCTGCTCGGCTTTTTCTTTGCCTCGGGATCCATTTCCGAGACGGGCTCCGCCTTGTCTTTTGAGATTATGGGCATCAGTATTGATATTCCCGATCCAAAATCTCGCACCGTTCTTCCAAAATTCTGCTCCCATTGTTTGGCTCCCGCAACATGGGTTGCACGACCCCTGGTTTGTATCCAAATCAAGAACTGGTTGTGCATGCTGTAGTTGTAGAACTTTCCGGCGAATTCAAAGAAATTTCTTATGAATGCTTGCTTGGCCGCCTCGTCGGTGCTGTTGGCTATCCTTTCAATCATCCTCTCTATGCTGTCTATCAAGCTCTGGGTCTTGGGGTCGTCGGCGATGACGCTAGAGAGTTCTTGCTTCATCTGCTCCAGGTTCTGATCCACAGCTGGGGCTTCTGGCTGGTTTGCGGTCGGGGCCGAGGTCACGACTTGGCCACTTTCGTACCCGCTCATGTCCACTCCAAGATCGGACAATCTTTTCTTCATCAAGTCATCGACCTTAGCAGAGAAGACGGAGTATGTTCCGCTTGGCGCAAAGTATCGGAAGCCCATTTTTTTGAGTTCGTCCTTGAAGGAGAACATGAGATCTCTTTCTTCCTTGTCTGTTCCGTAAAGCACGAGGAAACTGTTGGCCGGATTCTTGGGACTTATGTCCTTTCTTGTCCTGACCCTTTTTTGCTGCTCTTCTGAGAATAGCCAAAGTGAAAAATTCATGGTGGTATGTAAATTCATGATTAAATTCACTCGCAATGACTTCTGCCGCTATCTACATTGCAATTTGACGAGCATGGCTTTCCTGTTAGGCTACTAAAAATCGGTTGGCCTGTCATTATTTCATCCCCTTAATTTATTTTTACGCCGCTTATATAGATATTGACTTTTAATCAGAAATTTTTTGGAGTTATAATATGCGATTTTCATCGTGGCTGGGTGAAAGGATGCTCAGCGAGAGGAAGGTAGGATCCAAGCCGGTGCAGATGCCCAAACAGACCACGAATGTGGTCAAACTTTCGGAACCGAGCCCCCAGAGGGAAAGGTCTGGGAGGAGGGATACCGCATTCAAATCGGCGAAGGAAAAAGGAACTAGGGGATCCAAAAACAGGTCGGCTATAGACCAGTCCCGAGATTGATGTTTTAAAGGCAATATGATATATTGCCATCATGACAACAATATTCACTCTGCTTGCCTCATTCGTAGGGATGTGGGCTTTTTTTAAATATGTTCTCCTCGTGGAGATGAGGATTGATTCCAATACGTACAAAACGGTTTATGACCTTTGTGCAAACGAAAAAAAATTCATGATCTACGAGGAGTTCGTTTCAGAAAACAGGCACCCCGTAGCATATGTTGCATTTTGCTTCTTCAAGGGAGCCCCTTGGTTTCATATAAACCACTCTGAACGGTTGATGCAAGCCGGCTGGAACGAGAAGGATCATGTTACGGTTCTGACTTGCTTCAGATGGAAGTATAAAAAACTGAAGTCTTTTTTAAGGTCAAAGTTGAAGGAGATGCAGTTGTGTACCTTGGGGGTCCCGGTGCAGCTCATGCTTCCCTACGGAACCGACAAAATAGGCTCTTTGAAAGAAACCTTCTCAGAACCCATATTCGAAGAAGAACTGTGGAAAGATTTTGAGGTTGAGGTCGCAGAAGTCGTGGATTGCAAAAGAAAGAAAACAAGTGCCCTTCTTTATGGATTCCCAGGCAATGGCAAGAGTTTCTTTGTCAAATACCTAGCCACAAAATATAGATTGCCAGTGATGATTTTTACGCTCAATCCGGACTGGACGAATCATGAATTATTGTTGATATTTGCACAGATACCTAAAGGGTGCATTGTTTTATTTGAAGACTTTGACAATTACTTTGACAAAAGAACTTGCATAATTGGGGGTGATAACAAGTCAATAAAGTTCACCTTTGACATAATACTGAACGGATTGGACGGCGCCTACACGACTCACGAAAATGTGGTCTTCATAATGACCGTGAACGATATAGAGAAGGTGGATGAGGCCTTAAAGAATAGGCCTTCGCGCTTCAAATATGTAAAACATTTTGGAAACCCGAGCCTTGAGACCAGGATGAAGCTGTTGCCCAAAGAAATAGCCGTGGATTCGGAGGGATGCAGCCTAGACCAGGTTTTTAAGCTAAAGGAAAGCTGCGAAAAAGCAGGAATGTAAAAAGGTCAAAAAACCATAATCCCATTGTTCCCCAAAGGTATATACATGCAAAGGTATTCACATGGGGATGAACAATATGGGAATGGCTCCTTATGTTAGAAAGGAACTTATAGAAAAGGCAGACGAGCTTGTCCGGTTTGCCAGATCCGTATTCAGCGAAAAAAGAAGCGAAACTTTGAGGAAGGCAGCCAAAATGTACAAGGAGGCGACGCTCAGCTTGATGGCGGAGATAATTGAAAAAGAAGCTGACGACTGGGACATCTGGCTTGGTTAAGCTATTATAGTTGATGGAAAAGCCTAAATTAAACATCTCCAGAAAAATAGAGCTGGGTTATTCTGATCTTCATGGCAGAGGAGTATTTGCCACTGCCGACATAGCCAAGGGCGAAATTGTAGAGCGAGCTCCATTTGTGGTTATGGATTTCAGAATGAAATACCATAAGGATAACAAAATATGGGAGTACATGTTTACTCACACTTGCCCTTGCGATGAATGCAAGAAGCACGGAGGTCATTTCCTTATGGTGCTGGGCTATGCACAGCTCTACAATCATCAAGATAAAAACAGTGCCGAAATCACATTTGACTTGAAGAATCAAATTGCTGACATAATAGCCGTCAGAGACATTAAAAAGTCGGAAGAAATATTCATCAATTACGGTCCTAAGTATTTTAAGAACAAAAAAAAGATAGATGTAGACTTTGAAGAAGAGCAATCAGAGGAAATTGAGCCACATCAAGTAGAAAAGACTAAGGTTCAAAATATTTCACCAGCCATATTCATGGAGACGCCGGTCGTCAATAACGACAAAAAAGTCTACAGACCATTGTAGGTTCTGGCTGACATGCAAACTATATAATAATGCCTAAGCATTTAAAGGAGTTTGTCATGACTAACAACAGGTTTTTGTTGATAATCGCCAGAACTATAGATCACAGAATAGGAAAAACAGATTTTGACAAACCTGACTTGCCGATACTTACAGTACAAGAGGCTTTGATTTCGTTCTTCATCAAATTTTTTATAGTTCTGGTTAATTTTGTAACTTGCGGCTTTGTAATAGCCAATGTCATTCGGCATTGGTGACGAGTCTTCGAAGGACACAGAGACATATCGGAGGCTGCGCGTTTTCTGAATAATTAGAACCGCTTGATGGCATCCCCGTTTCTCTTATAGGCTCCCATCCCTCTTGAAGCATTTTTTCAAGATTCTTCATAGAGGAGTTGTCCTCGTCTAGCACGCACATCATATATTTGTATTCGTATTTCATTGTGGTCGTGTGTTGATTTTGCTCCAACTAATATAGTATTAATTTGGCCAAGAATTTGACTATATATTGCCGAGGTTGAACATGAAATTTTCTAATTGGTTAAAGTTGAGAGAGGATGGGGCGGCGGCTGGAGGGGGTTCTGCTGCTGGAGGCTCTGCTGCTGGAGGCTCTGCTACTGGGGGCTCTGCTACTGGGGGGAATTCAGCTGTTGGCGAAGGAGGAGGCTCGACTCCTTCTGGAGGAACATCGGATGGAGGAACATCTGCTGAGACTGGCGGCGGTTCAAGCGGATCTGATCATCCACAAGGAACAAGTTCTGGGTCGGTGGCTGGTCGCCCCCCGGTTCTCGGCTGCGGTTACTGTTATCCGTATTGCAATTGCGGAAACTGCAATAAGAAACGAAAAAAGAAAAAGAAGACAAGTAAGAAGAAAAAATGACTAAGATAGGATTTTGCTTTACAGGGGAAGGGGCACGAGGATCCATACAAGCTGGAATAGCATTGGGTCTTCATGAACAAGGAATCAACGCAGATTTCACAATAGGGGTTTCTTCCGGATCCATATGCGCAGCATCTTACGCTTTCTTGGGAGCCCAAGGGCTTGCTAACATGTGGAGCAAAATATCCAACATCTTTGATGTATTTGGCATAAACTACGACTTTCCTTGGCGGACAGGGCTGATGAACCAGCGTCCAATGGAGAAGATTGTATACAACGCAGTAAAGAACGAGCCAATATGCGAAAGTGTTGTAGTAAGAATGAACATTGAAGACGGAAGAATGGATTATGTCTCAAACAAATCCGTAAGCCCAATCGACTTCGCAGAGGCCGTTTTGGGAAGTGTTGCCATAACTGCGCTTGTAGAAGACAGAAATGGATGGGTGGATGCTGGCAGCAGGCAACTCGCTCCTCTTGAACAGTGCATAGAGGCAGGATGTAGCGACATATATGTTATAATGGGAAGGCGTTTTGAGATAGACGAGTGGAAAAAACCATCAGGGTTCATGAAGGCAATCAAGATGGCCTACAGGGCCCTGGATATTAGTTTGAACGAAATCATGATGAGAGACATAAACAACTGCTTAAAGAAAGAAGGAGAATTTGGATACAAAGGCATAAACATACATCTAGTGGAGCCCAACGAGACCCTTTTTGAATCAGTAAGTTTTAACAAATGCAAAAAAGGAGTGTTGTACGGAAGGTCTTCCTATCAAATTCTTGATAGAAAAGGACTATTGGGATACATGAAAATTAACTAACTCTTCTTGAAGAATTTCTTAATGAACGAGTTGTCCAAAGCCTCAAACTCTGGCGTCTCTTGATGGCCGGGGTGCATGTGAGCGAACGGACATTTGTTTGGCTTTGGGGCGGGGCATTTTTCAACATCACTCAAGGGCTCCATCTCTTTGCCAAGAAGCCTGCTCTTCTCCCTGAAATATGTTGTGGAGTCCTTGGTCAAAGTCTGAGTTAGGGCTTGCTTGCCGCCGAACTCGAATTTCTGCTTGTTGTAATGCAGCCAGTAACTAAAGACCTTGTCGGCTTCGGTTGAGTCCCGATTAATCCTTTCTCTGCTGATGTCCCAATCGCCTTTAAATCCTTCCCTTCTCACGGGAACAAGTTGGGCTATGGGCGTATCCTTCCGTATTGATATGATTTTCCCGACCTCCGTCACCGACAGGTTCATCCATATGTCATACTGAAGCCAGTCGGTCTCCAGGACTGCCTCCATGACATTAAATCCATATTGGGGAAAGTTTATCGGACTGCGTATGTGCAAGCACCACCCCGGAGGGGTTTGGAATATCAAACCAGTCCAGATTTGAACGACATTCGGTTCTACGGATCCAAATGTCACCTTTGTCCTGCCGGAGTTCGGAAATATCCACTTCTCAAAGTCCGAGTGGTCCTCCGGCCTAATCAATGAGCGCACGACACGATAATCCTCGTCGTCGTACCCTTCCATGTTTGTCACTTTAAAATTGCCGTTTTCAAAAGAAAAGTCCATGTCCACGGGAGGGTATACCCAGAACCCGTACTGGTTGGCATTTACATAGGGCCCGCACCATTGTACGGCACCCTGGTTGGCCAAGCCCTTGCACGACTTTTCGGCCTTTTCTATCTTGCAGGATTTAGAGTGAATTTCCCAGATTTTAAGTTGCATAGGTAATTATTTTCGTTGAAGGATGCATAATCTTAATCAATTTTAGGATTTAAGTCAATTGGTTTGGGGAGCGAATAAAAAACTATGCGAGGTGCATATGTACGCATAGTATGAACTATGCCTACAAATTCAGATTGTATCCGACGAAGGATCAAGCCCAACTGCTTGACAAGCATTTTGGATGCGTAAGGTATGTGTACAACCACTTCCTTGAAAGAAGGATCAAGTTCTACGCAGAGAACGAGGAAAAGAAAGACCACAAGAAGTCCTTGAACTACTACGACGATGCCGGCGAGTTGACCAAGGTGAAGAAGGAACTGGCTTGGTTGAGGGAAACGAACGCTCAAGCCCTGCAATTCTCGCTCCGATGTCTGGAGATAGCCTACAACGGATTCTTCTCCAAGAAGACCAAGTTCCCGAAGTTCAAGAAGAGACACGGCAGACAGTCGTTCACTGTCCCGCAGGCAATTTCTTTGAGTAACAGCAAAATCAAAATTCCAAAGTTCAAGGAAGGAATCAAATACGATAACCACAGAGAAGTGCAAGGAAAGATTTGCCACGCAACGATAAGCAAGAACAAGGCGGGGCAATACTTCGTCTCAATCAATGTTAAAAAGGAAATCAAGCAACTTCCCAAGGTAGAAAAAATAGTCGGAGTCGATTTGGGATTGAAACACCTTGCAATTCAGAGTGACGGCAAGAAACACAAAAACATCCGTCCATACAAGAGCCTCCGCTCGCAACTCAAGAAGTTACAGCAAAGATTCAGCAGGACGGAGAAGAAAAGCAAACGGCACGAGAAATTGAGAGTCCGAATCGCCAAGCTGTACCAGCAAATGGTCAACATCAGGACAGACCATCTCCACAAGGTCTCTACAAAGATTGTTCGTGAGAACCAAGCGATAATCCTCGAAGACCTTTCGGTGAGGAACATGATGAGGAACCACAAAGTTGCAGGTGCATTCGGCGATGCGGCGGTTTCGGAGTTGACGAGGATGATTAAGTACAAGGCAGGGTGGTATGGAAGAACGGTTTGCAAGATTGACCGGTTTTTTCCTTCAAGCAAGCAGTGCTACGACTGTTTATATATCAATGACTCCTTGACTCTCAAGGATCGTGATTGGACTTGTCCAAGATGCGGGGTGAGGCATGACCGTGATTTGAATGCCGCACGAAATATTCTGCGTCAAGGACTAAATAAACTAAACCGTGGGAACCACGGGGTTGGCTCGGGGAGCGGAAAGAAGACCTTAAAGGCGGATCAAGGTCTGCCGGAGGGGCATTCTGCGTTGAAGCGAGAAACCCACCCGTCTTTGGCGGATGAGTAGTTCATATAGGTTTTGTAGTTAAACCAAAGGATGAAAGATGGCATTTTTCCAGAATTTGTTTGATCAAGAGTACCAAGGATTTCTTGTTCTAGCCGACAGGAAGTTGGCGCCGACATTCAAGGTTGCTCCGAACAAGAACCTGCAATCCAACCAGGTTGCTTGGAACCCGGGACCGTACGATTTCTCGTCTTCTGGGGCTTTGGAGTTCAACTTTGCTTGGGATCCCGAGTTCAAGAACTGGGTGTCTGTGTCCATAGATGTATCCGGGGCTGATCCGGCAAATACCAGCGCCCAAGAGGTGGTGGACAATCTGAACTCTGAGTCAATCTTTTCATCCTTGTTTATAGCCAGAGTCGTAAAGGTAGATGGGTCGGATTCTGTGGGCATCATGAAGAATCCTGCCAAGAAACAAAATGTAAGAATGTACTTTGGAAACTACGGAGCCGAGACAAAGTTGGGATTCAACAAGAAGGCTGGGGTCGCTGAACTCCCAGAGTACTTCGCAAGACACACCATACAAAATAGATCCAAGTACGAGGACTCGGTTGGAATGCTGATCATGCTTGACGAGTCGGATCCGGCCGATCAAGCCATCATAGAGAACGCGGGTTTTGTCCCTGCAGATATGAAGGAAGATTGGGAACTACTCAAAGGAAGGGGAGCGGGACTTTTCACTTTTCAGAAGTTAACGGTAGATCCTTCTGATAGGATCACTCAGATAATAGAATACCCGGCCGGAAGCGTTGCTGGTGATTTTGCAAGGAAGATAAGCTACACATACACTTCGGCCAATAAGAATCCAAGCTCCATTACCGAAGTTCCCTATGTCTTGCAAGAAGGCGATCTGATTACGCCGTAGATCCAAACAAACTTAACCGCAAGGAAACTGTTGTTATTTCTGATCCTTCTTCCTGGACTTCTTGGGTTTGTCTGAAGAACTGGATTCCGGGGCTTCTTTTTTGACGGCCTTTGAGCCCTCAACGAGCGCCTTGAGCCTTGACCGCTCCTTGGCGGCACCGATATCCTTTCCGAAGATGGAATCTAGATGTGCAATCTGATCCTTGTGGCTTCTCTTGGCCCTGAGTTGAGCTCTTTCTTCGGCTTCTTTCTGCTTTTCCAGTTTGCTTTTCATGGAATAATATAGTCCCGGAAAATAAAAAAGATTCAGTCTTTGGTTCGAACAGGCACTTCTGAATTGATTGGGCATATCAACAATTGTGATCCTTTAATTTCAATGCGGTACCCGCCCGACTTCAGCGCGTCTTCGCCAAAAAGTTCCTTTTCTGCCGCAGTCCAGAACTCCTTGTCGCGTCCCCAAGGACATCCCGAATCCTCCCACTTCTTGTAGGCCAACTCTCGTATTTGTTGCCTAAGGGTCTCAAATGTTACGCCGTGGTCTTCTTTGGTCACTTTCGGCCTCTTAAATATTTTTTTAAGCACGGATGCGATCATCCCAACATTGTATTCCGGATCCGCAATTTTGTCAAGAAAAAAGGAAAGGTTACTATTTTATCACATGCAATATTTCGTGAGCGCAGAAAATTCAAGTTATTTTTACTGGCAGCTGGAACTGCTTATTGAAAGTTTCTTGATGCATGGGATTGAAAACAGTTTGGTCATAGGGCTGGCCGAGAACAACGACCAAAAAGTAAAGGATTATTCCTCCAATCTGGTTCGTTACGGCAAGAAGTTCATACACTCGAACGAGGGTCGAGAATTGGACTATCTGCCTATGAACAGGGTCTCGGCGCTAAGGTACGCCTTGGCATATGATATACTTAAGCCGCCGTTTGTGCTGATCCATTCCGACATGATACTTAGAAATCCCATAATACTGGGACAGGACGACAAGGATTATGGCATCATAGTCAACAACTACGAAGACATATCGACCGCAGAAGAGAAGATGGTGAAGGAGCAGATTGAACCCAACCTCCAGAAGTTGGCCGAGGAGCGCGAGGTTTCGGTGGATGATCTTCCCAAGTTGCCCTTCGTTTCGGCTCCGATCATATTCAACGAGCCTTCGGAATATGTATTAAACACATTCTTTTCCAAACTACAAGTGAACCTCATGCAGATTTTGAAGTCAAGGGACAAGAACTTTCCGTGCGAGCAAGCGGCCTGGGAGCTTACACTTACCGAGTCTTTCCAGCACTGCGGTATAAAGGGCAAGTTCTTGGCAGCTTCACTCCTCCACGGGGATGACAATCTAAACTTCATACACTACAAGAACGGGATACCCCCGGTCTTCAATAAGAAGTTCTACCAATTCGAGCAAGGAACCTTCTACAGCAGCCTAGGGCCGTACGAGACGCTGATGGAACACAACCCTACCGTGAACACGAACTATTTGCAGCAGGTTATAAGATCATACAAGAGAAGGTATAACAAGTAATCAAGAGCCGTGGGTATCAAACATCTGCTGCAATTTGCCTTTGTTAATGTCTTTTATTACGGTGCCTCTGAAGTGCGGCGGCACATTATCCAGCCCCTTTTCCTTGATTTCGGGGTGTACTTCTTTGGTGGGATTTCCCTTTTCGTCCCTTGAATACCAACTAACCAATTTAGTTGGATCCGGCGAGAAGTCGGCGAACTTCTTAACGCTTTTAGCCCAGTCGGGTCGCGGGGTTTTCACCGTGTGCTTGTCAACGACATCAAAAAGTTCAACCCATTTTCTTATCTGATCCTTAGTTATGCCGAGTATTTTTCTCTTGTTAATAAGATCATCTAGTTGATCTTTGTCAAATTCCTTCAGTCTCAAAAGATAAACGACTGTGTCCCTTTCTTGATTAGACCATCCAGTTGGGGCCTCTTTTTCCCCAACCTTCCTGCTTCTTCCTAAAACTTGCCCAACCATTTCGGTTGGGTTTTCCTTAAGTATCCAAGCCAAGGCGAGGAACTTGTCTTTTTTGTCGCGCAACTGCAGTGGGACATCAACGCTCAAATGTACGCCCGGTAGGACTTTCTTCAATAGGCCGAGCCTAGAATACAAGGAGATGTATTTCCTTGGATCTATATCAACATCCTCCAGACCCTTCAAGAACTCTTCACGAACCCTCTCTAGGGCTACGCCGTCAAGATCCGAGAATTTTGATATAGCATCCTTGATAGAGACATCCATCGGCTGCTTTCCGTATTTGGACTGCATCCTTATGGCTCTCATCACTCTGAGTTTGTCCTCGTCAAACCTGGCTTCGGCTTTTCCTACAGCTCTTATCGTGCCGGAGTGTATGTCGTGATATCCTGATTTGGTCGGGTCATAGAGTTTGTTGTTTTCCCCATCGGCCTTGTTCAATTCTATGTACATCGCATTTATTGTGAAGTCCCTTCTTTCGGCATCTTCGTGGGGATTGTCCACAAAATCAACCTCGGACTGGCCGTTGACTGTCTTTGCGTCCTTCCTGAAGGTCGCTATATCAAATTCCTCTCCGTTCACAACGGCACCGACGACAAAGGGCTTGTCTGCGGAATCTCTGCCCTTCAAGTAGTACTTCTTATTGTCTTGATCGTCCGCCACCTTCGGCTTGAAAGGCAGATCCCAGCTGGGGTCCTCTCTGGTTATAGAAAAACCCGCGTTATGCAGAATGAGTGCTATCTGTTCCGGAGTGGCGTTTGTGGCAAGGTCCAAGTCTTTGGATTTTTTTCCGAGGAGAAAGTCCCTTACCGGGCCGCCGACGAGAAAAAGAGACTTCTTCGGCATCGTCACCTTGGAAGAAAGGTCGTTTGTCAACGATATGGATCCGCTGTCAAGGAAGGCTTGTATGACGGGTCGCAAATTGGAAGGCGGAACAAACCCCTTCTCTAGCTTCAAGTATTCCTTGCGCCAGTCTTTCTTTTCAATCTCCTCGGAGATTATGTTTTTTTCGGATACGAATTCCTTGAATGATTTCATATGATTCCTCAATCGTTTTCAAAATTTTGTCGCTTGATTCCGTCGGGCACATTGTCGCGGCGCTTGAAAGAAAACACGCATGTCAAGATGTTGTTGCTGTCGGCGTGCTCCAGTTCTGTCTGCGGGTTGTCAAAGTCATATTTTGAAAGTTCCTCGCTTCCTACTTCGTCGCTCCAAACATTCAAGGTCATAATATGTATAAGGGTCTTGGTGAAGGCCATCGCGAAGCCAAATTCACTATTGTTTCCAGGGGCGGGAGCTATGAATTTTCCGGAACTCTCAGGCTCGCCCACCTTCCTGACCCTATTGTCGTTTTCAGGATCTTGGATGATGCTGCTTACCGTCTTCCAAGACGTGGATGTCATACTGTATTTCGGATTGCCATAATCGTCTCTTTCCAAGGCGGGAAGTTGTAGCGGCAGCGAAATTCCATTGGGTATCTTTCTTGAGACGGCCGTCGGTATTTCCTCAACCTGCGGCGATGGCCTTATATTAACGCCCATTCTGTCTTGGGCCCTTCTGACTCCCAATCCGATTCCGCCGCCAAGACCCGTGAGGGCAGCACTGATCGGCGCCTGTGTTCTCGAGCTGCCGAACGGGATGCCGTACATATTTCCCTTGTCCGTCACGGCGTCCGAAGGAAGCCTATTTCTTGTCGCTATTTCCGAAACCAGCCATTCTTTGAAGTTCATAACGGAGCCTGTAGTCCTAATTTTGTCAACAACCATGCGGCCATGGAAACCCAAACTAATTGTACAACGAAGTTGAGAACCATGTTCCAGTTGGCCCTCCTCTTGTCGTGATCCGACTCGAAGGATCTGACCTTACTATCTATTTCATATAGCTGCTTTTTTATGCCTTCTATATCATTAGATTCTAGGGACTTGACCCTTACCTCCAGGTCATGCCTTGTTCGCATCAGATTGTCAACTTCTTTCTCAAGTTCAAGGTTTCTTTTCGTTACGGTTTTAACCCTGTCCGAAATTTTATCTATGGATTCCCAAAAAGATGGATCACCCTCTTTGTCCATGAGTACCTTTGGCAATTAATTGTAAGAAGTCATTCTATATAGTTGATATGGACAAAGAACTGGAAGTGGTGGAGGCGGAGGTAGAGAATGGGGTGATGAATCCCAAATCCCAGGAATTGTCAATTATTAGCGACGAGTCCCTTTTGGGGGTGTACGGCGAGATAATGAACAATCTGCGCGACGATAGGAACCAAGTTTCTGGTCTAGTTGATACTTTTTCAAACATGGTTCTTAACGATGGAGATTCATCGACCGCAAGCAAGGAGGCCCTTGTCAACCTTCTTAAGACAAAGATTGAGACAAGCGACAAGATGGCAAAGATAGCCGATCTCATGACGAGAATCAAACTCAAGCAACCCGACACTTTCCAGCCTTGGATGGGAAAAGGAAAGGAAAAGGGCGGCAACACAATCAACATATACGACTCGAGCGGCATAAACAGAAAGTCGCTTATGGAGAAGATACAGAGGGAGAAGAAGGAACCATGAATCACAATCTTGAATTTTGGCTAGAAGCGGAGATGGATGCGGCGTCGGCTCAGACGAGCCAACAGCCAACAGAACAAGAGCCCTCCGAGGAAATGCAAGCACAGGATCAAAATCTTGGGATAGAGCCGGAATCACAGCAGCAGAATGATGACGTGACGGAGGATCCAGAAGTTCCGGACATGCCCGAAGAGTCCGACTCAGAGTTGGATTTTGAAGTTTGGAAATCAAACTACTTCAAGGAAAGCATAAAGGGGGATGCGGCGAAGCTCATGGACATGCTTTCTCCAATGAGAGATCGGGATGAAATGGAGCCCTACCAGAGAAAGTTCATCGAGGACAACTGGAACATACAGTTATTGAGAATGAACTCAAACATCGCGAGCGCATCCAAGAACATAAGGAAGAGCATTAAGGATCAGCTTGACAAGAACAATCCAGCAACGAGCGTTGTCAACCACATATTTCAAGGCCTGGAGCCGGTTCCCGGACTGAATGAGGCTCTCATAAGGATGATGGGATACAGCGGAAACAAGGGCGAGATACACAGAAAGTTCTTGGCCGCCCTTACAGGTTCGGTGCAAGTCAGCAGCAGTCCCGATAAAGAAAATATCATCTTCAACGAGAAGGAGTACTCAATAAAGATGTCTACCAGGCTCAACTCGGAATGGGGCGAGGTTGCTCTTGGCAGTTGGTGCTTGAGGGAGGATGATCCTGAGAGATATTTGTCGGAGCCAGAACTCAAGAGACTTTCAGACGGAAGTCCCGAAGAAAGAGATGTGCTAAGAAGAAGAATCGTGGTTGAATCAATTGCCAAGCAATTTGACGAGCAAGCATTCATTATAAATGTCGTGGATGAGGGCGGAACGATTTACTACTTGGGCTGGGACATGTCTAACGCTCTCAGGGGAGCCTACGCCGAAGGAAAGATTCTAGTTAAGACCGTGCGGTCTGAGAACTCAGAAGCCATGATCACGGACGACGGCCAAATAGTCCCGATGATAGACCTCAAGATTTACTTCGTCAAAGAAACAGATGGTCAAGATGAGTACGGCAACCCCAGGATGGACGAGATAGAGTTCATGGAAAAAAGAAACGGCATGCTCTTCTTAACGGCCGGCTTATCAACAATCAGGGAAGCGGCAGAATCTATGCAAGGCACGGAGTTCAAGGAGTTCGCATATCCTGGCAATCCGAGCGACTTGAAAGTTCTGAAGAGATGTGTTTACAGCGTACACGACCTACTGATGAGGCAATGCTAAAATGAGATTTTCAAGTTTTATAGACAAGAAAAACGCGAGAGCCAGAGAAGAGCTGGAGATCATACGAGATATACTGGGTGAGGGTGGGCTCAAGGTGGATGACTTCTTAAAGAGCGACAATCCTTATCTGTTTCTCAGCACCCCTCAGGAAGGACTCAACTTTGAGGGCGTCCGCATATACAAGGTGGGATCTAACCTTGCTTATAGAATACAAAACGAAAGCGACACAGAGCCGTACGGCAAGGCCTACTCATTGAACTTGGAGGAGGTTTTCTCGGATCTCATATCCGACATGACCGGCGAGGAGGCCGCCGAGAAGATAAAAGAGGCGGTAGTGGACGAGTTCAAGAACTTCTTTAAGAAAAGCTCCGAGGCTCAAGAAGAACTCAATTCCACCCCGAATGATCCACAGAACAAGATAATAGTCAACGGAAGTGCCGGAGACTTATCCAACAGCATGTGATCTGACCAAAATTTCCGCCAAAAAGCCTATATACGTAGCCCACCCCACCGGCTTACCCATAGGCTATAAATGGCTTTTCAACCCCGAAATAGATCGAGTCTACTAGAGCAGTTCTTTGCTCCGGTTCGTCAAGATGTTGTAACCAACCCGAACCGAAGAATGAAAGGCAACTTTATTGCCGTGAGGGGAAGCCTTGTGAGCTTCAACTACACTTTCTGGCGTCATGATCCTTACCCACTCATCATAGTTGTGGAGAACAATCCCGCTTCTGACAAGATCTCAGGAATAAACTTGCACAGGCTTACCTTTCCTTCAATAAGGGATCTAATAGCCAGAACCGGCAAGATGGGGTTTTCCTACAAGTCGGTATCGGATGATGAGAACTTCAAGGCGGCATACAGATCCTACAAAAGGGCGGGTATAAGGCAAATGAAGGTTCTGGATAGCAAGTTCTTGCTGAGTGTGATGTCGGCCGTGCGGTCATATGACCCGGCCGAGGTTCAAATCATAAGACGACAAGTTCAAGAGCAGATAAGGCAGCAGATAAACCCAAAAGCAAGCCAAATGACTAATTTAAACCAGCCCCAGCAAGGACAGATTAACACCGGAGAGTGATGGCAGAGATAAATGATTCACGCGGAAGAGTAACCGAAATCAATAGTGCTGAATTTGAAAAATTATCGGCCTCGCTGCTGTCTGCCACGAAGATAGTGATAGACAATGTGTCTAAAATGGCCAAAGATCAAAGTTTGAATTCGGAAATTGTCAAGGCATTGGGCGATCTAGGCGAAAATGTTAGCAATAATGTAGAAGCATTGCGGAACTTGGTCGCTCAGATTAAGGAAGTTGGGGATGAACTTGAGAAACAAAAATCTGCCTCCTCCGAAGCAAGCAAAGGCGATAGGCAGTCATTAAGAGAAACAAATAGCATACTTCAAAAAATACTGGCTAGCCATGAAAAGGCCAGACAAGAAGTGTCGGAACGCATTCTTTTGGGTGCCGGTGCGGCAACGGCAGCGATAGGCGCGGACAGCCGTGCGGAAAGGGCGGCTGCGGCGGCGTTGAGGCATGGATCTGGTGGTGGACGAAACGGAGGAGGGCCGCCCATTAACCCATCTTCGCCGGGAGATCCGGGCGATGCTGCAAGGTATAGAAAGCACGGCGAGGATCTAGCTGCCTACATCAACCAAGGGTTCAATGACAATTTTAAGGTACGGATGGCCAAGCTTGCGATGGGCGTTAGCAGCATGATGCTTGGCGGGCATGGGAGTTTAATACAGAGCATCTTTGCGGGCTCCGTGGCCGATGCCACAGAGTTCGGACAAGAGATGAAGGAAATAGCATTTCAAACACAAGGCGTAACGGGTGAATTTAGAAATATGCAGAACGAGTTCGCCAATCTAGGCGGCTCGGTCGTCAGTGAGACAGGCAAGACTGTGGACGCTCTCCAAAAGGCAGTGACTACAAACTTCAAGAAAGGATTCAAGAATCAAAAGGATGGGTTAAAGGTTCTCAAGTCTGGCTTGTTCTTGTCTACGATGATCGGATCAGAGACGCAGCAGACGGCCGAGCTGTTTGGTGATTGGCACAGGACGCTCGGAATGAGCGCAAACCAAATGAGCGACCTCGCAAGAAGCATGAGGGATGTCGCTCTTTCAACGGGGGTGACCGGGGATGAGCTTTTGGGAGCAATGAAATCGTCCGAGGGAATCCTCAAAAACATGAGGAACCAAGGAATCCTCACATCCTCAGCGGCAAGATCAACGATACAGATGGTCGCCGAGTTCAAGAAGACCGGGTTTGAAGAGAACACAAAGTTCGTAGAGGCTATGTCCAGTTATGCCGGGATGATGAATGCCGATCAGCGTACTCAAGCTCTTCTTTTTAGCGTTGCTGCACAAGCTGGGGGCGATGCGTCGGAGAGGATGATTTTTGGAAATTTCGGAAAGACCAGAAAGGATCAATCGGTTTTTGCTTCAAGTTTGAAAGATATGGTTGCTGAGGCGATAGGAAGAGGTCCCGGCCAAGGAAAGAACTTGGATTTCAAAAATCTGTCCGAGGAAGAAAGACAGATATTGTCTGTATTTTCAGAAAGCTTGGGAACAAGCATAGCCGGGTTGGAGAGTTTGGCGTCAACATATGAAAAGTCCAGTAGGGGACTAGACGCAACATTAGAAGAGCTTGACAAGAAAGCCAGTTCCAAGTTTGGGACAGAAGAAGAGAAGAAACAAGCCTTACAGCAGAAGAATCAAGCGATAATGGGCGCTGGACAGAACGCCCTTGCGTCGCTCAGAGAAAAATCGGCTGAGGATATAAATCTAAAAGACGCAATGAAGCAGATCTACGAGAGTAGAGATTTTTCAAATAGTAAAGATGATATGTCGTCAGCCATGATAAATCTCGCCTCAAATTCCGCCGAGATGGCCAAAAAGTTTGGCCTCAGCGGAACGAAGGAGCAGATGGCAGCACAAGTTGCTGGGATGGGTGAACAAAAGTTTTTTGAAAACAGCATGGTTGCGAGCGTAGAGGCCCTTATGAAGGGTCAAAAGGAACAAGGATTGGATGTCGGCGACTACAGTGCGATGCTCAAGGCGCTAAAAACGGGCGACACAAAGACATTCAATGAGATGTACGACAAGTTTGACAAGGATCAAAAGATTCTTGCGACAAAGACTGAGGCGGCTCTGGATCCGGCAAAGGCCCTCGCGAATAGCATGGCTGAGTTTAATGAGAAGGTCAGGAACTTTGTTTCTAAATTCGTATCTTCCTCTATGGCCTTGATAGGATCCATGGGCTTGCTTGCGCTTCAAATAGGACTAAACAGTGCGGCGTTGTGGGCGACGCTGGGAAGCCCAGTCAGAGGAATAGGATCGTGGCTCGCTGGTTTGGGGGGCATGGGCGGGACAGCGGCTGGGGCTGCGGGGGTCGGCGGCGCGGGCGGCAAGCGATTTAATCCGAGAGACATTTTTGGATCATTGGATGAAACGGGAGATAGATGGAAAAACAACATTGTCGGATCATTAGAGGATGTTGGAGAAAGAGGATCTAAATTCTTCAATAAGGTTGGAAATGCTTTTGAAAATGCTTCACGATCATTCAAGGAGTCAAGAAAAGGAATTGATGCCTATTTCTTCAAATTGAAGCCCAAGGGAATTTTTGAGTCGCTTTTGAATTCTGGGGACGCTTTTTTGGACACATTTTCAAAGTCCAAGACGAAGCCGCTAACAAAGTTGTTGGACAGTTTCAAAAACACGAGACCTTATAAGACTACAGCTTCGGCACTGGATCATGTGAAAAAAGCATTTAAAGAAAGCAGCAAGGCATTCGCTCTGGCTAGGCGCGGAAATGCAGGGTTGGGTTTCAAGGTTCCCCCAAAGAACATACTCAAATCGTCATTCCAGTCCGTGGATAAGTTTTTTGATGTTTTTACGGGAGGTAGAGTAGCCAAGGGCTTTAATTTCATTACAAACTCCTTCAAGAATGTATGGAAGGGTTTAAAAATAGACTTGGTGGGAGGACCCAATCCATTTGATTTAATTTCTAGAGCCTGGAAGAGCAAGGGGGGCTTCTCTGGCCTGACGAAGGTGTTCTCTGGCGGCTTCGGGGGCTTCTTTAGAAACATCGGCGGAATATTCAAAGGTGGCATGATGGCCACCGCGAAGGGAGCAAGGGCGGCAATATTGGGGGGTACTGCCGGAACCGCCCAATTGGTCTTTACGGCTATCGACGCGGTGTTTGGTGCAGTCAGCGGATTCCAGAACACCGGAAAGAACTTTGAAGGACTAATGAAGGCCATGGGCAAAGAGACCCAAGACATGACATGGGGAATGTACGCCGCGTCAACGACCTCGGGAGCATTAGTTGGAATATTGGATGGTTTGACATTCGGCTTGCTGAGGTTCAGCGGGGCTGCTGAGTGGCTTGAGAAGTTCTTGTCCTTGACGCTTTATGGAGCGTTCACAATTTTTGAGGGAGTGCTCCAAGGTTTCTACGATGTTCTAAAACCAGTTGGCAGGGCGTTTTTATACATAGGAGAGCAATTCAAGGGAATCGGAGAATCGTTCCTGAAGGTTTTCAACTCAATAGCCAGCATATTCGGTGCGGAAGCGGCCGATTTGAGCGGAGCATTTGCCTTAATTATTCCGTGGCTGAAGCCGATAGGAAGAGCAATTGGTTGGATTGTTGGAGCACCAATAGGAGCCGCACTCTGGGTTGTGGTCAAGGCCATAAGCGCCGTAATAGGTGTTGTTGAAATTTTAGCAAATGTATTTGCTGCCGCAGTTAAATGGGTTACAAGTTTTGTAAAGGCAATAGGCTCTATATTTACTGGCGATTGGAGTGCACTAGGGAAGAACTTGACAGACATGGGCGGAGCAATGTTGGATGCGGTTACAGGCATATTCAAACCAATAGTCAATTGGATTTGGAGCATAGCCGCAGACATAATATCTCCTTTCAAATGGCTAGGTGATATTCTTATATGGAATTCAATAATTCCAGACATGTGTTACGGAATAGCAGGCTTCTTTGCCGGAATGGCAAAAACCGTTTTGCTTGGACTTGGAAAGTTCGTGTTCAATGTGGCGCGCTTTTTCTTAAAGCTTCCGTTCAAAATAATGAAGGGCTTGTTCAACACCTTTGTTAGGTCTCCCATAAAGCTCATGGGAAGATTCATAAAAGGAGCTGCTAAGGTGTGGCAGAACCTATCGCCGTATGTTGACGAATTCTTCTCGCTTTTTAAGAAAAACTTGTACGATTATGTCGGCATAGCGATAAGGGCTTGGAAGGGGTTGTTGGACTACATATCAGGAGGGTGGTTTAGCAAGATATTGGGTTGGCTTAAGGGATTTGGGAAATGGATAGACGATTATATCTGGCAACCTTTGAAGGACTTGGGGGGCAAAGTTCTAAAGTGGGCGGACGAATACATATTGACACCTTTGAAAAATCTTGGGTCAAGAGTCGCAAAGTTAGCGGATGACTGGCTCGTCAAACCGTTCGCCAGCGCAATGCAATCAATAAGCCAGAAGTTCAGCGACTATCTTTTCAAGCCCGTGACCAATTTCTTGCAAAAGATCGGCCTAATAGGAAAAGAGACTGCAAAGAGTGCAGGAAAAGCGGCTACTGCCGCAGCCAACCCAGTCGCATCCGCAGCGGATGATGCAGCAAAGGCTGCGGGGAAGGCTGCGGCTCAAAAGGGCGGTTGGTTCAGAAAGATTTTCGGAAATGCGGATGATGTGGCAAAAACCAATCCCTTCGGCAAAATGGGAGGCAGTATGGGTAAGGCCGCTAGAGCAACATCAAAGGCTGCTGTTGTTGATGATGCCGCGAAGGTGGTTTTGTCCAGTGCCGATGATATTGCAAAGGCGGCTCCCAAGGCGCTTGGCTTCTTAGGTAAGGCGTCTAAATTTGTCGGCGTTGCAGCAAAGAAACTCCCTGTCGTGGGCCCGCTGATTGATTTCGGCATTAGAAAGATGACGGGCGAGAGCACAAGTAAGGCGGCAGTAGGGGCTGCCGGCGGGATGGCCGGAGGTCTTGCCGGGGCGGCGGCGGGCGCGGCTATAGGAAGCATAATTCCAGTTATAGGAACCGGAGTAGGGGCTTTTGTTGGGGGTATTGTCGGCAGTCTCGGCGGAGGATGGATAGCAGATACGATATATGACAATGTAGGAGGAGCATTTAGCACCATTGGCAGCGGGTTGAAATCAACCTTCGTTGACTTTCCGATGTGGGTAGGAGGAAAGGTCAAGGACGGATTCAACTCTGTCGGTTCATGGATAGGAGAAAAGGCGTATGGAGTCTATGAGTCGGCCGGGGGTGCGGTTGACTGGGCCTTGAAGAAATCCGAACAGCTCGGCAACTACATGGGCAAGATGCTAGATCCGGCAGCTTGGGGAACATGGCTGGGTGGTTTGCAAGAAGGATTGAATGGAATATGGGGATGGATGAAAGGATGGATTCCGGGGCTAGGGGCGGCTGCGGAGGGCTTCAGCCAGACGGCAGCCGAACAAGCCAGATCGATGGAGACCAACGGCCCAAGCACTGCACACGCAGTAGGTAGCGTCTATGGGGCTGGGGCGAACTTGTTGCAAGGTAATGTCTGGGAGGCCGGCTCTAAGGCTGGAATGGCCATACAAGAAACGGGAATGGCGGCAGTAGAGAATGCCAAGATCGTGGGAGCAGCAATACAAAAAGGATTTAGTTCGGCTTGGGGAGGACTGAAGTCGATGTTCGGCTATGGAGATTCATTGGACAAGCAAGTGGAACAAGGAAAGGCCATGGAAAAAACCATGGAAATGGGACAAAACCCTGGGTCCATATATGTTCATGACACTCATACGGAAAAAGCCCTCAACGATTTGATGGGCAAACTGATGCCAGCAGCAACTTCCGGATCGGGTCTTGAAAACCTATTGAAGAAGACGCAAGTGGGCCTAGAGGACAGGGCGGTGGCACTCACCACGCCGGTTGGGCACCACGCAATCCCGATGGTAAGGCCAGAAAGCGAATCGGAGGTCGGTGCAGTTCAGCCAGTTCACTTGCGCGACATAACCGAGTCCATACTTAGAGAAAAGACAAGCGCCCAAGCTGGGACGAATAAATTGCAGAGCGACGAGTTGGCAAGGATAGAAGAGGCATCCAAGGAGCAAGTTGACGAACTTGTCCAGATAAAGGAAGCCATCAATTCATTGGTAGATCTTATGAAGCCGAGGTCATCCATATTGCCGGGCGGAGGAGCAAATAGCCAAGGAAATACAAGGGATCCCAGAAGTCCCGTGCATGCGGCAATTTTTGGAAATAGCAGATATGGCCGAGTGGGAGATAGTGCAAATAGAAGTCTTGTAAATAACGGAAAGTAAAAAAGGTAAAAACAATGCCAGCAGCAACAATAACGGGCGGTCCTCTCGTTCCCATAAAAGATTGTTACATAATAATACCATGCCAAGACTGTTTCTCGTTGCGTGACTTTTCGGGAAGGTACTACAAGAACAATGAATTCACACTTCAGATGAAAGTTCTTCCCGAAATAACAGACACCAAGTCCGCATCTTATAACGACGAGGTGGTTATCGGAAGGTCTTCTCCCCTCAAAACCTACTCCCAGTCGGACAACAGGGCAATAACGATGACAATACACATGATCGTTTCAGAGCCCGAGGATATAAACTACAATATGATGGCTCTCAGGGCGATTCAGAGTGCGACCTATCCCCAAATGGGTCAAAACGGGGCTCCCTTCGTGCCTCCCCCTGTTTGTCGCATGAAATGCGGACAATTGCTCGCCGAATACGAAGAATTATGCGTAATTCTGAAAAATTACTCTGTTAAATTTCCTACGGAGGTTGCTTGGGAAGAAGCGACCTTCGTGCCTTTCAAGTTTGACATAGAAACCAGTTGGGATGTGGTATACAAAAGTGCCGAACTGCCGGGGCAAGAGAGAATTTTCAAACTGGGGAAGTGAACGATGGCCAACAAAATAGAATTCACAAATTTAAGCGCTATGGAATTCGTAACCAGAGTGAGCAGATATGCAGACAGCAGAATTATCTATTATTCAGATGAAAAAATAATCACATTTGAAACATACAAAAAAAATAAGTTTGTTGAATCTAGTGGAGATAAGGTTGCTGTAATTCCCCCAGGAATGGAATTCAGACCAGATCTGGTTTCAAAGGAAAAATATGGATTACCAGACTTTTGGTGGAAGATAATGGAGGTGAACAGCATAAAGGACATATTTGAATTTAAGGCGGGAAGGACGATAGTCCTACCGGAAAACATATATGGTTAGTGAAAACTGCCTGGCGGGATGTGCGGCCAATTACGCATGTGGGGAGCTCCAATTGCCCGGTCCGGCAAGAGAACAAGCAGAGAGTTTTGCCCCGTGGGTTTGGGTGCAAATCGGCAACGGAGACCAGATAACGGTCGGCAACAAATCCTACCCCACAAATGAGAACAAGGCTTGCATAAAATCTTTTGAAATCGGATGGTCTGATACGCCTACTGTTGAGGTTGAAATTCTAGATGAATCCGGCGGCAGAATGGGCGCTATTTTAGATTCATTGGTGAAGTGTCCCTATAGAGTTGGCCTTGATACTCAGATGAAATTCCAGTTCGGATGGACGATGATCACATGCGAAGGCCAAAAAAGGGTTGTCCCGTCTGTTCCTTTTAGAACTATCATCAGAGACTTGGATGTAAATTACAGCGAAGGAAAAATAAAATATAAGATAACAGGGGCCACTGTCGTACCTCTACTTGAATCAATGAGAAGCAATGAAACTTGGGGAACACAAGAAAACCCGATTGACATAGAAACTGCGATAAGGACTTTGTGTTCTAAAGAACCGCAAGTTAATGTCAGATTCATGAAAAAACAACCTGACGGCAAATTCGTAGACACAGAATTTGATTGGAAGGGATACGGAAAAGGCGGGCCGAAAGTTTATTGGCAAGGAGACAATTCAAATAGGCTTGCGATCATAGTAAAATGGTTAGAGCCATATAGAATAAATGATGGGACTGCCGAAGGATCGGGCCTTGCGTTGGCGTGGTGGCCGACAGAACCCAACACATTGGTTATTTTTCCGGACGTATTGAAAGCAGAATTTAATGCTTGTAATAAAAGTGATGTGGATTCAAATCTTGGAACTTTTATAGTCAATGGAGGAAAGTGCAGTACGGTGATAGAATTTACTCCTAAATTTAATTGGACAAACGCACAATCAAATTTTTTGGCCGGCGGAGGAACATCCGGTCCCGGGAACACGGCAAATCAAAATTACATAGATGCCAAAGTAAGTGGAAAAGATGGAGATTGTGGCAATGAGGTTGGTTTGCAACAACAATTAACAATAACTCAACAAGCTTGGGAATCCTATGGACCCAAAAATGCATGGAAAGAATTGATGAAGTCTCAAAGGGCACATTTTCTTGCGGGAAGAATATCTTCAAATGGTCAAGGAATGAGGGCCGATTTAAAAATACTGGGGGATCCTAGGCCTATGTTTTGTCAAATGGCGAAAGGGAAACATGTTTCAATAGTTGCAATAAATCCATTTCATTTGGGAGGTGATGGTTGTGGAGTTTGGCTCGCAGAGCCCGGGTGTAATCCGATCATGAGCAACAGAAAATGGATGGTAGAAGGAATAAATCACTCCATTCAATCAGGATCTTATACAACTACTTTAAAGTTGCTCCTCGCCTTGCCGGGCGTGGATGTTCCTGTTGGAGAGCCACTTGGCGGAGCGGGGAGCGGAGGTCCGAGCTAAGGATTAATATATGGCAGATAATAAAATAAGGTCAGATTATAGTTCCATTCCTGAAAACATACAGATGATAGAGCAGAGACTCGCTCAAGTAGAGGAGCGATTTTCTGACATGGGTTATGGAGTAAGATCATTAGTTACGACTGTAGTTAAGGATAATGTGGACATACCGGCCCAACAAGAGGCGATATATGGTATGCACACGGCAATTTGTATAAGCACAATAGACCCATGGAAAATGGGAAGGGTCAGATATTTCAGTCCTTTGCAGCACATGATGAACAGTCAAGTAGACTCACTCCCTTGGGCGTATCCGATTTCTAATCAAGGTGGTTTTGACGACTCGGGCTGTACCTGGGTTCCGCCAGCCGGATCAAAACTGTGCTTAATATTTGAGGCTGGGAACAGGCAGTGGCCATATTATCTCGGAACCACATGGGATAGGGACAGGTCACCCGGATGGAACTTTCCCGTTCCTGAATATGAAAAAATCCACAGAGGCCACCGGGGAGGGTATCTTTTGGGTCCTGACGAAACACAAGTGTTTCCCCCTTGGAATACAGAGAACTACAACGGGATAGACATAGATTCAATCAATGATTTTGAAAGCGATCCCGAGGCGAGAAACAAGATAACATACCCAAACATATATGGATGGAAGACACCTCAGAAGCACATGATAAAGATGGTGGATGGGAATTACAAGTGTAATTTTCGTTGGCAGAGGTTAGAGATAAAGTCGGCACAAGGCAATCACCTCATATTCAAGGACGACAGGGTCCATCCTGCCGCCCAGTGGGCAAATCCTAAGTGTGGATGCGGATCCGGAGATTTCAGCAAGTGCAACGAGGGAGACGAGCCCATAGAGCAGCCTGACCAGTGTCCAGCAAATGTGCAAGGCGATAACACTCCCGTTTCTCCAAGTGTGATGATGATAGGCGGTGGTGGTGCAAGCGGATCAAGCGGGGGAGGAAGTTCTGAGGGACAGTGTGCAAATCCTTATTTTAAACACAGAAGTGAATGCCGACCATATACAGGTCCCGGCAATCCTCAAAATAACAAGGTAGACAAGACTACGCTTCCGCAATCCGGAATACAAATGACCTCATTGAGCGGACATACATTCTGGATGGATGACTCGGTGAACGAACCCAAGGGCAAGAACAACTGGGAGCGGGGCATTCAAATGTTTGATTATGGATGCGACAAGGTCTTCAAAGGCAAAACAACATGGAAGTCGGCTCACGGCCATCAGATAATGATCAGCGATGTAGAGCCGGACGGGTTGCCCAACACAAGAGGCGATGAAAATTTCATCAGACTCCTCACTGCCACAGGCAACAGAATAGAGATGAATGACGACACCCAAGGGGAAAGCTGCAAGGCAGGCCCAAGGAGAGGGATAGAACTCCACAGCACCTCAAACCACATCATTCAAATGATTGACGAGAATAACGATCAGTGTGGTCCCAAAAGAAGAGAGGGAGGGATGCCCATCAACAAGGCCACAAATGCATTTGTAAGGATAAGGACAGGATACGGTTTGGAAATGATGATGGCGGACGACAATCACCAAAAAGATACACAGACCCAATATATCCAGATAACCGCGCCTCAGTACGACGCTTGTTGTGGGCCTCATTTTATAAGAATGCAAGAAAGTGATTATTGCGGATACATCTTCATTCGTGCCGGAGGCGATTACATCTGCATGACTGAGGGAGACCATGTCACAGTCGTAGGGGTTGGAGAAACAACGCCGAAAGACGATTTTTGCAAGGGAGGATGCCTTGGCCCAAGAAACTGGATAACCCTTGCGTCCCAACACTCGGTGCACTGGTCTTGCAATTTTTACTTTAATAAGGCGGAAATCCATGCATTCTTGGCGGACAAGTTCATACTATTGATGGCGGGAAAAGATTGCCCTCCGCCTCCTGATTCGGAGAGTATGGAATGCGTGCCTTGCGTCGGACAAGTGGCGGTTCTCTTGACAGACCCCATAACTAAGACATCAAGGCTCGTCGCAAGCGACAGAGTTTTTGCCTCGGCCTCGCTAGAAGCACCTTGCATAAGCATGCTTAGCATGATGCAGAAATGCGACGGCGTAAACTGCCCTCCCCCTTACATAGGTAACTGATATGTCTTTTCTAGGACTTCCATACCCGATCACAAGACACCCCTTGGGACTTCTGAGAACCCAAGGAGGGGTAAATCAAGTAAAATCCGATCTGCTTGTTCTGCTCCTTACGGAACCTGGGGAGCGGGTCATGCTTCCCGAATTCGGAACTCCACTAAAACAGTTTTTCTTTGAACCCAACGATTCAATAGTAGTCGAAAATGTAAAACAAGCAATAGCCGATTCAATAAGAAAATGGGAACCTAGAATAGCGGTTACGCAGATAGATGTCACAAACTCGTACGACAGTATTGGGCCTTCCTTGAGCGACTCGGACAAAAAGGAGGATATTGGGCACATACTTCTCATAAGAATTTTGTTTTCGGACTTTAATAACATACAGAGTGTCCAAGAACTTAAATTAGAAATACCTCTCGGAGGCCAATAAGATGCCCGAAAACTGTCCTTTTGAAATAACCCCATATTCTCAGTCCAATCCGATAAAGAACGACAAGATAATCAGCCTTAACTACACAAATCAGGACTTTTGGTCGCTCAAGACAAGGCTTGTTCAATTCATAAGGGAAAGGTTCGGCGAGACGGGAACGGTCATTCCCAACGCCTTCAATGACTTCGTGGAAAGTTCCATAGCCATAATGCTTGTTGAAAACTGGGCATTCTTGGCTGACACACTGTCTTTCAAGATGGATCAAATGGTCAACGAACTATTCATTGACACGGTGACCGAACCTGACAATGCCTTCAGGTTATGCCAACTTGTGGGCTTCAAGCCTACCCCGCCAATTCCTTCAAGTTCCATGTGGACAGCAACAATAAATAATCCTCTAGACATAGACTTGGAAATAATTACGCCAGTCTCGGTGGATGTTGGCACGGAAGATGGGCTTATATCAATAGAACTATTTGCGGCAGATGCCAAAAACAACCCAATGTTTGATGAGCCTATAATAATACCCGCCGGAACATACACGAATTCTTCCGTGATCGGACTTGAGGGCAGAACATTTATAGACAATTATACAGGAACTGGACAGACGCTTCAGTCCTACCAGACCACAAAAGACTCTGTCATATATGACTCAATCAGCGTGAAGGTGGATGGAATACTGTGGGAGAGGGTCGAATATTTCAGTGATTCTCAGCCCCGACGAGAATACAGAGTGGAGTTGGACTCCTCCTACAGGGCCTACATAATGTTTGGCAATAACAGGGCAGGCCTTTCTCCTCCAAACGGTTCGCAGATAGAAATAAAAGCCAGAACGGGAGGAGGAGTTAGGGGCAACATAGTCACTGGGTATGTGGAGTATCAGAGCCAAGCGACTGTTTTTGGACTTAGTTCTAATGTTCCCGTCACTTTTTCTAATTATACCAAGGGAGACCACGGCTATGACGGGGACTCTATAGAGGACATACGCCGCAAGCTTCCGGCCTATCTCAGGACGCAAGACAGGGCGGTAACAGGGCTTGATTATAAAACTCTGGCGGATCAATTTGTCACTCCATACTATGGACAGATAGGTAAGTCAACGGCCGTACTCCGCAATCATGGCTGCGCTGGCAATGTAGTGGATATTTATGTTCTTGCCAGAAACGGGAACTCCGGTCTCCAGGAGGCAAGCGATGGACTGAAGCAAGAACTCGCGAATCTCCTAGAAACAAAAAAAATGATAACTGACTACATCTGCATAAAAGATGGCCAAGTAATTGAGGTTGATGTGTCGGTAGAGGTGGTACTGTCAAAGATTAACAAGAAGTTTGAGCAGGAAATAAGAGTAAACATAGAAAACAGCATACAAGACTTCTTTGGTTTGCAGAATTGGGAATTCGGACAATATCTGAAGGACAGTGACCTTGTTAAAAATCTGTCGTCTGTTAAGCAGGCCGAGGGGTTTGAAATAACATTCACAACAAATTATCCAAATAACTCAGGTTCTTTGGTGACTGCGAAGTTCTTTGAGATAATAAGGCCGGGATCAATAGAAGTGGCTTTCATGTATGAATGAGGATGAATGATTAAAACAGTGGGCAAAGAAAGCGTGAAAATTTCCGAAAAGGCAAAGTTCGTCCTCGAGACTAGAGACGGCGAGGGATGTCTACGCACTCCGTATCAGATAAAGAATGTAACCATATATTTCGTGAACAGAGAGTTCACAGATTCTACTGCAAGAGAATACCAGCACGAAACAGCGGATGCTGAACTTAAAAATCAATACGAAGCTTTAAAGCGACAAATATGCTTGAAGGCCAAAAAAAGCGTTCGTGTTGCCACAACGGAAGAAATAATCCTGGTGGGCGAGCAAGAAATAGACGGTGTGTACATTGTTGAGGGTGAACGGGTTCTGGTTAAGGATCAAGTTGAAAGAAGTGACAATGGGATATATGTTGCAAAAACAGGGCCATGGACGAGGGCAGAGGATGCTAACAGTTCAGACAAGTTGGTGAGAGGAGCATATTTATTTGTAGATGAAGGAATAGAGAATATAGAAACGGGATGGGTTCTTGAATCTGCCGGGATTGAGCTTGGTTTGTCACCTCTGGACTTCTTCAGATTTTCCTCTCCTCAAGATCCTGCGGACGCCCCGACGGAAAATTCCATGGAGCGGCTTGAATTTTTGAAATCCAAGCTTGACAGTTCCAAGTCCACATCACAGTTTTTCTACAAAGAGGCCACCCCGGTAAAGGTTTTCGGTGGCTACAAAGATCCTAAGACCGGAGAGCTGTTCCCGGCTTGGCTCAATCCTTCTTTGGTTCCGACCGAATTGAGAGCAAAGACGGAGGGTGACAATATCCTTGCTCCCTACGAAGAAGGCAACGAAATAATAGAGGGCAAGTTTGAACTTGAATGGGACACGAGCGGATGCAGAGAGGGCGATTATTTCATTTGCTGGTCTTGGATGCCCAACCTTGTTGGAGACACTGTTTCCGCCCATATGTTTTTTTCATTGGACGGAAGCACGCTTGTAACTACAAGCATACCGACGCATTTTACAAATCCAGAAAAATACGAGACGCTTTTGGATCGGTATACGCCGGAAATGTTCAAGACGGTAATATCAGACACGGACTTGACCCCTAGGGTGATGAAAGGTTTAAACGGTGCGGTGGCGGCGGGATTCACATTCCTAGAAAACATGGCGAATCAAATAATAGACCTTCTTGATTCCAACGCTACCCACGAACAGCTTCTCCCGCTTCTTTCAAATTTTTTCAATTTGAGTCTTAAGTCCAACGATCCTACCTTGTGGAGAAGGCAGATAAAAAAGGCAATACCGAACTTCAAGAAGAAGGGAAGCATAGTCGGACTAAAAGAGGCGTTCTCGGACGCTGGGATGAAGTTCTTGAAAATTACCAAGCTGTGGCAGGTGGTTTCAAAATATACCTTTCAAGAGCACTTTAAATATGAGGGCAATTCAGTCTTCAGGCTGTCTAAAAACGCCCTTCTTCCAGTGGACTTAGACTTTGAGATTTGGATAAGGAAAGCGGGCGAGGGATCGGAGTGGGAGTCACTACGCCCAGAACTTCCTGCGGAGAACTGGGTCGAATCCTATGTCAATATATCAGGCGATGAAATGGCTTGGGTTGGTGCCGAGTTGCAATTGGGCGACTCAATAAGGATAATGTACAAAATCAGGGAAATTCCCTCGGGCGAGCGAAGCGTCGATGAGTACATAAGGCAGCTGCCTTTAATGGACGACAGGGACGAAAGGAGTCAGAGTTATCCTCCGAAAAACTGGAACACGCGTTTGATAGAAGAGGATGATGATCTTTTTGATCTTGTGGTTCCCGTAAGACATCCTCTGGCAGATCCTATTGTGTGGGGGAGAATAAGGACGGAGTTTCCATACAGCGAAAATGCTTACAACATGGATGAATATAACGGATCCAAGCGTGATAGTTTCAACCCGTGTGACATAGACAAGGAATTTACAGATCCTTGCGGCCAGTGCCAGAGCAGCAAGTACAACTTAGACCTTGAGGTGGAGAGGCTTTCAAACGACAGCTTGCAAGAGGCAAAAAGGGTAGTGGAGGAATTCATGCCGCTCCATGCCGTAGTCCATTCATTCAATTTTTCAGGATCTGTTAATGAATTCATCAAGACAAACGAGGAGAGAATAGAGGCTCTAGTCACATATTCGGCAGAGGACACCATTCTCGCGGGAGAGGGCCAGAACATATTCAACAGAGACATGGATCGCAGAGAGATGCAGAACATCAAGAGGGAGGCGCTTGCCAGCATGTCCGTGGTCGTTCCCGACGGGACCGGGAGCATTTGCAATCAGAGGATCGTACTCCAGTCTTCTAGCATAAACACAGAAGACGAAATGAATAACGCAAGCTTCCAAAATAAGACGCAAGGATTTGAGTTCAAAAACATCAACACCGGTTTTGCAGAATCCGATCCTTTTGACAGTGGAAATCTGCTGGAGGTTCTGGGGAATGTGGTTGCGAACTACACGATCTCAAGGTTTAGCAGAAACTCGGCCGAAATTTATGGATCCGTAAATGAATTGGCGATTGGTCCATTATTTGAATACAGAATATCCAACAAGATTGCAGATTTGAATGTGGACATAGCTCAATCGGACAAGGTTACTTTCAATGATGAAAACGCAGACTTTTGGATGCTTGGGATAACGACACAACACGATATTGATGAGGGGCTTTCAGCTTCTTCTGTTTGGAAATTCAGACATGATGACAAAGAGTATGCGATTCAAAATATCATGCCAGATGGATCGTTGCTGCTGGGGGATGAATCGCCATCGTCGCCGATAGTAGGATGGCAGCTTTTAAAAGACGGGGATGTGGTAAAAAGTTTGAATTCGGGAACAAAAACTGTGTCTAAATACGGTTTTGTGGAAATCAATTGGCCAGAAATAGAAATGAGAAATGTTTTGGCCATAGGAGATTATGTTTACCTCGGATGGCCGGACGAGACCAGAAGATACAAAATAAAGTCATTCAAGGGCGGCGATGAGAATGGATTTTATATTGAGGGGTACGATGAGGGATCTGTGGGGGGCCAGAACATAAAGGTTTACAGAAGGGTGGTGGAAAACAAGGTCGGACAGTTCGGCTATGAGGGAATAGTATTAAACGCTGATGCCAACATAGAGGAGCGACTTTTGATATCCAACGGTGCAAGTAAGGATCCCAACAACATAAGATCCGACAATATTAAGGAAAACTTCTTGGTGTTATTTGACCAAAAATACTATTCTATTTCGGAGATAGATGGAGCCAGATTGACACTAGACGGACCGATGGGAAATTACACCTTGGATGGCCAAGACATAAACTTCTTGGTCTATAAGTTTTCAAAGCTTGGTCTTTCGGTCTCCGAACGGCACATCCCGTCGGTTCCAGCGAATGTGTTTGAGATGGTAGATAGATCCGGAAAGGGAACGATCAAGGTGGTTCAAGACAACGCCTTGGCCGGAACCGTGTCTATGCTTAACTCGGCCAACTCTGGGGAGAAGATCGACATGGTTGGACAAAAAGAGGACATAGAATTCCAGATAGAATACAGAGAGGAAACATGAACGAAGAAAAGATGAAATGTAGAGGGGATGTCCAGGCAATTCTGGAGCATAGGGGTGGTGAAAAAGAGATCATAGAATTCCGAAACACGATATTGCAGACGGGAAGAGAGGCATTGGCACTTTCGCTTGCAAACATGATAGGAGACGACTTTGATTTCTTCATAAACAGAATGATATTCGGCGACGGAGGAACCACGGGCGGCGTGCCTAAGATGGTATCGGCCGACAGGAACGGTCTCTTTGGAGCCGCCAGGGTGAACAAGCCTGTGGTGGCAAATATAGATGCGGCCACTGGGACGCAGGTGATATTCACCTCGGTGGTCGCTTTTGACGAGGGAAACGGATACGACTTGAACGAAATGGCGCTGGTCATGCAGAACGGGGACTTATACAGCATGGCAACTTTCCCAGGAATATCCAAAACTCCTCAGACACAAATAACTTTCAATTGGCGGCTTTCCTTTATATGAAAAAATTTGAAGTATGCAGGGTTGAGAATCAAAATGTGATAAAGATAGATGGTGATGTTTTTGACTGGGGTCTTGATGACGATGCACTAGCCCAAGCAAACCAGCATGCTTTAAGCAAAGACACTATGAAGGCCATACATTCCGACATAAAAAATCACTTTTTGGATTGCCTTTCGGAGCATCTTGGATTTAGGCCCACAATGAAACAAGTCAACAAGGCTTTAAAGGAGGGATTCATTGATTAGTATAGAGGAAAAGGACAATAGGTTCTATATTTCCGAATCCAGCCAGCAGAATGCCGGGTTAGGTTTGTTTGCCTCTGTGGATATAAAAAAAGGCGATAATCTTGAAGTGATCGGCGTAATGGTTGACAGAGGTTCGCCGGCCGATGTCTGCACGACTTATGCAAACACATTCAAGTTTGCGGCCGACTATTCTGACTCGTTCAAGAAGCACATCATCCCTATGGGCTATGGAGGGATGGTAAATCATGCCAATGAAAAGAAGGATCAAAATGTAGAGATAAGGTACATTAAAAAAAATGACGATTTGGCGTGCGTGTACTACTTCATAAAGGATGTGAAGAAGGGCGACGAAATATTGGGCGATTATGGTGATGACTGGCGGAGCTTGCTGAATTGGACGCGGAATATTAATTCGGCAGATGAGGGCGACGACGAGGAGTGGATGAGTTTTCTTGAACTGGGTCTATATAATTTGGGAAAACTCAAGAGGTAAGGAAAAAATGCCGCAGATAAATAGTATTCCGGAAGTCACATACCAGCCCGATCAGCCCTACCATTACCTCTACGACAATCTTCCTCTGAAGAACATCTTGACGAGGATCGGATTGGTGAACATTCAAGTTGACACCAATACGGACATACTGCGTGGTGCGGGTGGTTCTGCCGGTTCACTCAGCAACAGGCTTGGAACCTCCCTGGAGGATTCGGGCGCATTGAAGGCGGCGGCGGTGGACGAGTCGCTACATAACATAGGGCACCATTCCGACGGCATGGGACCAGACGGGGTGGAGTATGTCAGAATGACCTCTGACGAAAGAAACAAGTTACTTGGCGTGTCCTCAGGAGCTAACAGTTTGCAAATTGAGATAGAGGATACCCTTCCGACCATAGGCTCATTTGTTAACATTGAAAACGGAATACTAAAGATAAGAAACTCTCCGACAATATTTTTTGATTTTGAGGCTCCGGACATATTGAAGGCCCATTCAATATTTCCACCAGACGCAGCCCATCGTCATCACTACGATTTGGTTCCGGCATACGACATTCCTTCTAATCCTAGCTTTCAAAATTTCAAGACAACTTCTTTTAACACCCCATTCGAGGAAGGATCACTTCGTGTTTATGTCAATGGCATCAGGTTGGCTAAGCCTTCTGAAGGTGCCTTGAACTACTCGGTCGATGTTCCAGACTACGGCGATCCGAATGGCCCTTGGATCCCCACACATATTGAAAGTCAAGACCATTCAGCAGGCACATTCAGTCTAAATAGGGCCTTGACAATAGACGATGTGATACGGATAGATTTTGACGAGACATTTATAAATCCCTCCATTTCTGGTTCCGTGGTAGCGGATTACACAGTTCAGCCTGCCTCGTTAAGCATTTATGACGGAGAAGATGCGAACTTCAGCTTCACACTAGAATTAACAAATTCACTATACAACTTGCCACAAGTGGTGTATCAGTACTCAACTAATTTGATAGATTGGGCAAATATAAACGAAGGCACTTCCGGCTTTTCTTCAACTACACCAGGCGTGATAAATGGCTATCTTAACTTGACTAATGTATCCGTTGCCGTGCCATTCAGGCAATACAGGGTCATATGCAGCGACCCGAGGGAAGGATATAGTGTCATAAGTGAAGTGTTCACTCTGACAGTGAACCCTCAAAGTCAGATAGAATGATTCATGTTTAAAACAACAGATGCTTTCTAAAGAGACTGTGGATATAAATTTTGTGATAATATCTCCCGAGCCCAACATAGGAAGGCTCAAGGGAACTGTCAGATCAATATTCAACAACTACCGAAGTGATGCAAAGATAATATGCTCCGTGAACAAAACGATAAAAAAACCACAAATAGACGAGATGTGCGATGTTTGTCCAACCTTTAGGGGTGGTCAGACCATAACATCTCTCATCAACAACGGCATGAAGCGTGCACACAAAGGGTGGAACATGATCGTTGTAGAGGGAGCGTGGGTGCCTAAAAACATTCAAAACAAGTATTTGAGATGGATGTCAGATTCTAAGGATGTGTTGTTCCCTATTGTAATGAATTTGGATAGGCAAGGAATTCCCATGAGAATACTTAGCACTTTCAGCGAATGCACGCTAAACGGGGTGCTCTTGGATAAAGACTTTTTTCTAGAGGTAGGCAATCTTTCTGAAAACCCCTTGAAAATATCAAGGGAATTTTGGGCTATGGAGGCCGCAGACAAAGGAGCAAGATTCAAGGCTATATTGGGCATCAAGATTTGTTGATTTCAAAAAATCTCCATCTGCCCTCACAATTGATAAAAGTGTCTCTGTCAATGTGCGAGAGGTATTCTTGAACTTCCTCCCATGTTGAAAAAAACATGCTGTGGGGTAGCGTTCCAAAAAGCCAGTCGGGGGTGTGTTCCTTACCTTGCTCCATGTGGACGACAACCGGCTTCTTAGATCTGTTCGCCAAGAATATCTCCTCCAGAGTTCCGCAAGGATGGGTATTGAGATCCAAGTTGACGATCAAAAAGTCACTTATATCGACGAGTCTGAGGTCTATTGACCTCACATTTTTCATTATATTAGAAAATTCATCGTAATTGCCCTTCTCCTTCAAGAGCTTTTTGAGGATCGTAGAATCCTCATCCTCTAATCCGATATTGCTCGGTTTGTTGAGGGGATTGAAGACAATTACGCCCTTTTCCTCAAGGAAGGGGGTTATGCTGGATCGCCATCCCGCACCCCTGTCCGGTACGCGATCCATGGCGCCAGCGAGGTAAACTCTTTGATTTTTCAGCCTATTCAAGGTGGAATCCTTTGTGTAAATTCTGACCGGAAAGTCCTCTACTAATACTAGAAGATATAGAAAGGAACTTTGTATGTCAAGCGAAATTTATCAAAAAGCGTGCGATTTGGTGTCAAACAATCCCGTCTGCACCAGACACACCTTTTATCAATTAAAGCACTTTGTCCTGGGTAAGGAGTTGACCACACAAGCGAAGCTTCAAAAGTGCCTCAGGGAGATAGATGCAAGAAGAAGTTCCTTAAAATCTATGATTTTGGGCATAGAAGAGGCAGAGGACGAGGCTAGGGTTCTAGACTTGAAAATGACCGCTTTGGACAAAAAGAAAGCAAAAAACGAACTAGATAGTGAGTACAAGTCCATTCAAAAGAGGAAACTGATTAGAAAAAAGGACTCCCTCTTTGATTCAATCCGGGAAATGAAGCAAAAGCTCAAGGAAACGGAAGAGGAAATGAGTTTTTTCTTGAGTGCCTATCAGCAGCTGGAGAAGATAGAGCCACTCAAGAGGTACGACGACCCAGAGTCAAACGCCCAATTCTGGAACGAGAACTTTGCCCAAGAACTTCAACTTAGAATTCTTTTGCAGAAGCCTCTAGATCTGGAGCTTGTGAAGTGCATTCTGGCTCTAGACGATGGTTCGTCCACCAGAAAGGAGATGATAGGAATATTGGAGCAGATACAAAACCAGACAATTGCGGCAAGGAATCATTCTAGAATAGAGGGAAACAGAAATGGCTGATCGAGTTTCAAGTTTAGACAAGGGTTATGTATCAGGAAATCTGTCCCTTTTTCCCGATGTAATAGATGACAAAAGTAGTCTATATGAGGTCAGAAACAATGCCGAATCTAAACTGATGGCGGGGTTGCCTTTCAACGGCAAAAAGATGATCGTTGAAAGTACAGCTTCCTTTCCGAGCCAAGGCTTGGTGAGGGTTGGACCTCCAGCGGGGCAGGCCGGCGAGGCTGAGTTGGTTTACTACGAGTCCAAAACGGAAACCACTTTCAAGGGTCTAATTAGGGGCTTTGCAGGATCAAGACAGAATCAATGGAATTCCGGGTCTTGGGTTACGAATGCGGTAACCGCTGAACCCCACAATGCAGTCAAGGACGCTTTGCTGAATATTGAAAAAAGGATGGGATTGAAGGAATCTCCCGAAGCAGGATCGTTGAACAGAAGGCTTAAAAACTTGGAGTTAAAGTTTTTTGCTCCGCGGGCAGTTTTTAGGGCGTTTCCAAAGAATATAAAGCCTGGAAAGTCGGTGAGGTTTCAGAGTTTCTGTGAGGGCGACATAATAAGATATTTGTGGGACTTTGGAGACGGTGGCCAAAGCACAGAGCAAAATCCATCGCACACATACACAAGCGAAGGAACATATACTGTAAAGCTGCATCTTATAACCAGTTCGGGCGCTCAAGGCATATCCACGAAAAACAACTACATAACAGTTTCAAACAACGAGCAGCAAGCATTCTTTTATGCGGTTAGAACCGGCCCTAAAACTTATATGTTCGTAGATCAAACTGATGGAGATGTTCTTGAACGATTCTGGGTTTTTGATGGCACGGTCAGTTTGGATGACAAAGAAGTGGACAAGCATGTGGAGCCTGACACAAACAAACACTTCATAGAAGTTACCTATTTAAAGGCCGGATTGTACCGTCCTTCTTTATTGGTGGGTTTTGCTGGGGATGTGTTAAAAAGGGTGTTTTTGAGCGAATCCTTGGAGGTAACATGACCAATATTCCCAAGACAAGTAACTTTCCGAACTCTTTTGACACTGACAATAACCTTTTTTTGGTTCACGACTCTTTGAGGGTAAGACTGCTGGAGGATTACAATCCTGGCGATAAGAGCATTCTGATTGAGGGAGACACAGAGGTTATAAACAAGTTCCCTCCCACGGGAATAATAACTTTGACAGAACAGTGCAGCGATATAGACAAGCGAGCATTGAGCTTTTACTACAATTCAAGAACTGCGAGTAGTTTTGACGAGTTGGAACTGCTGCCTGAATTTTTGGGCCTTGAGATTGCCAAGCCGAAAAAGGCCACCAATGTGACGATGAATGTCTTGGATCTCCATCATAATCATTTAAAGGACGCCTTGATCTCGGTTGAAAGTTTTTTGGGAACAAAATACTCCCCAAATGAAAACAGCATATCGGGAAGGATAAAGTTTTTAAATGAATTGGTGCTTTCTCCAAAGGCTTGGTTTACCGTTGAAAGTCAAATTGGACTTTCCTCTCAAGGAAATCCATTCAAGGCCAAATTCAAGGATGAAAGCGTCAGGTTGGGAGACGGCCCCTTCACGCACCACTGGGACTTCGGTGACGGATCCACGTTGGAGTTTGTTTCGGAAAGCATGGAAGAGTACAAATCGAGGCTGACGGAAATAGACGGGGTGAATATTTCGGGAGCTGAATTAGTCAAGACATATGATTCTCCCGGGCTTTATACCGTCAAGTTGACTGTGAGCAACAAATACGGGGACAGCGATGTGGAATTCAACGATTTGATCAATGTAAAAAACGAAGCTCCAGAGGAAGCAGTAATTAGAATAATCCCAAGTGCCTCTCAGAACTACAACCAAGGGGATGTGGCCAACGGCATATATCCGAGGATAAGATCCATAGCAAACTCATTCATCAACATAGAGATACCGGAAGGAAACAATCCCGAAAATCCTGGCTATTCTTATGGAGGAGAATTGCTTAATGCCGGGACTCCTGTTGATCCCATAGAGGAATATACATGGTCTCTCGGCGACGATCTTCCTCATTCCAATTCAAGCTTGGCAAAGGCCTCGTACAGTCTTGGTGGGTATTACGACATAGTTCTTAGAGTTGATACAAAATACGGATCTTACCGAATAACACAATATAAGGATTCTGTTGATATTATTGAAGCCAAAAACCTATGGATGTTTAATTTCAAAACTCTAAATAACAACGGAAGCGGTACGGTTCAGGCCTACGAGTTTTCTCTCGGCAGCGAGACATTCAAAACCTTGGGAAACCAAACTCTTTCTGTGCAGAGGAGCGATGCCTTTTTGGATAGCAGTCCGCTTTCCTATAACGATGAGCAGTATTATTCAGACACGCTTGGAAGGGCGGTCAAAGAGTTCCGCAGAAATGTAGAGTTCACTCTTGCCGGAACGGCCAGTTCGGGAAACAAAGGCAACTCCTTGCTTTTTTGGGCATCTGGTGGCTCTGTCATAGATGACAAGAACATAAAGATCGCAAAATACAACGCCTTTGATGACGCTTATGAAAGCGTAAATTCAATAACGAACAGACCATGGAACTGGGCCGCATTGAACTCACCCGATAGAACTTATTTTATTTTTGGACAAGGACCAACAACAATTTCGGGTCAAAATCAAACTCTGGCCCAGAGGTTGGATTACAACATACTTACACAATCAGCATCCGCTCCAATAGAACTAACGACCTCAAGTTTTGAAAATGGAGCGGACGAATTACTAGAACATCCTTCCTATTTTGATGAAGATGGGCTGGCTACCAATGGCTACTTCGCCGTATACAGAACTGCCTGGAAGGATTCTGTCGGATACATACTCAGGAACTCTTCGGTCAATGAGTTCTTCAGACTTTCCGATTTCTACAAGACGAAAGGCACGGTATCGGATCCCTATGGAACTATAACCAAACTCCCCAGCATGATCGGTTCTGTCAAGTTGGAAGGGCAATTAGTCGCCTTGTACAATGGAATATTTATGTTCAACAACTCGGGCGAGATATGCGCTTGGAATGACACTTCTTTGACTTGGGAAGTGGGTCGGGCAAACTCATCATCATTGTCTTTCAGATCCGTCCAAGACACCAGCAAGTCAAACTTTGACGACAAATCAAACACGCTTCTGGCGGCGTCTGATAATGACAGAATCGCTTATTTAAGTTATGACTACAGCGTAAAGGCCATGATAAAGTTCAACGGAACGGATCTCACTTTCTCCATGGCGAAAACAAGGCCTTCCGGCACCCAGTTCAAATTGGGAGTTTATTGATAGATACCTAAAAGAGACATCATGCCAACAGGATTCCCCCCTCAACCAACATTTCCATTAGCAATAGATTCCGACAGGACTCTATTCCTCGTCTACAACACGAGCGAGGCCAAGACCATAAAAGAAAACCCGGCTTGGAGCGAAGAGATAGAAATTGAGCCCGTAAGGCCAGATCAACAAGAGATATGGGCAGACAACGGATTTGCCAACATATCGGGGGAGATGTTTTATTATGACGCGGTAGAAAAGAACGAGGTTGTGGGCAGTGGGGCAGTTATTGGGCAAGTGAAGGTAAATGAAGATGGATCCTTGGTAAGCGTTTCCGTATTGAATGGCGGGTCGGGCTACAAGGTTCCAGCCATAAAGGTACTGGGAGCAGGGACGGGAGCAAAGGTTAAGGCCAATGTTGTAGATGGGTCGATACGCAGCATAGAGGTGGTCAGGGGAGGTTCCGGCTACAACGAAAATGGATTGACTTTTCAATTTGAGGGAAAAGTATTCAAACTAAAGAGATGCGCCAGAGGCCTAGGGGGCAAGCCCACAAAGTTCAATCCCGCCGGATCGTGGGTAAGAGGCTTTGTTATAGCAGAACATCACAATCAGCTGGTTGATGCCACATTAGCTGTTGAGCAGTATATATTTGAAATAGAAGAAAGCATAACCAAACTTGAGAACGAACCTGTTTGCTTGGATGATGCCTATTGCGTAGATGTCGTGCTTGAAACGAACGTGTTGACTGGGGGCTCTCCGAATTGCGAGGGAACCACCATAGAGTATTTCATAACAATAAACGGAACATTTGACACATTCAATCTTGACTTTGGAGATGGCCAATCCACAACATCCACGCAATCTGGGACTCACACCTATGCGGCAGGGGCGGTTATAGATCCTATAGTAACTGTCATAAGTCCAGACTGTACAGTCGTACAGACCCCGATAACAAGATCTACAAGCAAAGTTCCAGAAGTTCCAACAGGACCTGATCCTTTCATTGTTCCAATACCGCAAGTTCCTGCATTTCCGAACATAACAATACCCCAAATAAACCAAACCCCCCAGATAGAACTGCCTCAGATCATATTTCCGTGTCTGGACATAAATCCGATAAGTTTTCCAAGTATTGTCATACCAGCCCCCTCAATAACCATAAATGTTCCTAGTTTCGGACCCTTTCCAGGATTCGTTCCGACGGTAACATTCGGCCCTGCTCCCCAAGTGGGTCCGGCGAGTTTCACATTCGGCCCTGCTCCCCAAGTGGGTCCGGCGAGTTTCTTTTTCGGCCCGGCGCCAAGTGTTGGCCCAGCGAGCTTCACCTTCGGCCCAGCACCAAGTGTTGGCCCAGCGAGTTTTGAATTTGGCCCAGCACCAAGTGTTGGCCCAGCGAGTTTCTCCTTTGGCCCAGCACCAAGCGTAAGCCCAGCGAGTTTCACTTTTGGCCCGGCGCCTAAAATAAGCCCAGCGAGTTTCACCTTTGGCCCGGCGCCTAAAATAAGCCCAGCGAGTTTTGGCTTTGGACCGGCACCTAAAATGAGCCCAGCGAGTTTTAGTTTCGGGCCCGCACCAAAGATCGCCCCAGCCAGTTTCAATTTTGGCCCGGCCCCTAAAATAAGTCCGGCCAGTTTCAATTTTGGACCGGCACCTAAAATAAGCCCAGCGAGTTTTGGCTTTGGACCGGCACCTAAAATAAGCCCAGCGAGTTTTGGCTTTGGACCGGCACCTAAAATAAGCCCAGCGAGTTTTGATTGGGGCAAGGCTCCAAAGGTGGAAGGCGCAAGCTTCAACTGGGGAAAGGCTCCAAAGGTGGATGCATCCTTCAACTGGGGCAAGGCTCCAAAGGTGGAAGGCGCAAGCTTCTACTGGGGCAAGGCTCCAAAGGTGGAAGGCGCATCCTTCAACTGGGGAAAGGCTCCAAAGGTGGAAGGCGCAAGCTTCAACTGGGGAAAGGCTCCAAAGGTGGATGCATCCTTCAACTGGGGCAAGGCTCCAAAGGTGGAAGGCGCAAGCTTCTACTGGGGCAAGGCTCCAAAGGTGGAAGGCGCATCCTTCAACTGGGGAAAGGCTCCAAAGGTGGAAGGCGCATCCTTCAACTGGGGCAAGGCTCCAAAGGTGGATGCATCCTTCAACTGGGGCACGCCTCCAAAGATTGACGGAGCTAGTTTTAATTGGGGCAAGCCACCAAAAGTCGAAGGAGGGAGTTTCAACTGGGGGACGCCTCCAAAGATTGACGGAGCTAGTTTTAATTGGGGCAAGCCACCAAAAGTCGAAGGAGGGAGTTTCAACTGGGGGACGCCTCCAAAGATTGACGGAGCTAGTTTTAATTGGGGGACGCCTCCAAAGATTGACGGAGCTAGTTTTAATTGGGGGACGCCTCCAAAGGTGGAAGGAACTTCTTTTAATTGGGGAACGCCTCCAAAAATTGAGGGAGCCTCATTTAATTGGGGGACGCCTCCAAAAATTGAGGGATCCTCATTTAATTGGGGAACGCCGCCAAAGGTTGAGGGAGCCTCATTTAATTGGGGAACGCCGCCAAAGGTTGAGGGAGCCTCATTCAACTGGGGTACGCCGCCCAAGCTTGAGGCGTCATTTAGTTGGGGGACTCCTCCAAAGGTAGAGGGCGCGTCATTTAGTTGGGGGACTCCTCCAAAGGTAGAGGGCGCGTCATTTAGTTGGGGGACTCCTCCAAAGGTAGAGGGCGCGTCATTTAGTTGGGGGACTCCTCCAAAGGTAGAGGGCGCGTCATTTAGTTGGGGGACTCCGCCAAAGATTGAAGGGGCTTCTTTTACCTGGGGAACTCCGCCTAAGATTGAAGGGGCTTCTTTTACCTGGGGAACTCCGCCTAAGATTGAAGGGGCTTCTTTTACCTGGGGCTCTGCTCCTACGGCTACAGGTAGTTTCACATGGGGCAACCCTCCCGAAGTCAGCGGAAGCTTCACTTGGGGAAACCCCCCAGAAGTTACAGTTAGTTGGGGAACTGCTCCGACTGTGGAGTGCGTGGTTACAGTGCAATGCCCATCGGCCTCCCCCGCCCCCTTCAGGAGAGGCATGACTCTTGATGAAAACTTTGTTGATGACTTTAACTCCCAAGACTATGACATAGAAATAAATGATTTGGGAATACCTTCCGAAATCAGAGTCGTAGTTCCAAAGTTCCCCGAAATTCAAGTCAAACACGACATACCGGAATTCATAAATATCAAATCGGACTTGCCCGAAAGAATAGAACTTTATCAGTCTGACGCTTTGCCAAAAGAAATAAAGATTGTCAATGAAGCAGTCATACCTCAACAAATTAAGGTTGACGCAACAGAGATACCTAATTCAATAAAGCTGGACACAAGCTCTTTGCCTGGAGTGATAAGCTTGGTTCCCATAGATTTGCCCTCTGTGATAAGGATTGACGGATCTGAGATACCGGAAACGATAAAAGTTGTGGGCATACCGGAGTCTATTGAGGTGAGGATGCCCAGCGAGATAGTTGCACGACTTGAAATCCCAGAAAACCTAGAAATACCACTCGTTTACAGGGGAGGTCCTGTCCCTGTACAGTTTGACTCATCAAATTTGCTGGGAGGGGACGAACAAGCTTGTTTCGCCCTTGTTCCTTGCAATAAAAAATGAGAGTTAAAAAATTTAAGAACAATGAGTATGTTTTGGCAGAGGGGGTTTGGGTTAGAAATCTTTGCCTTCCTGCCAAACCCATAGACATAAATCAACTTGGAAAGAATGAAGTCCGGCTCCTTTTGGAAAATGAATGCTCCAATCAGAGGATTTCGGGCATGGCCACGGACGACTTGGATGAGTTGAATTTAGAGAACCTCATTATTTTTTCGGACGGATATGGATGGAAGTCTAGGCAAAAAGTTCTCGCGTCTATTCCAAACACGCTGGTCAAGACTATAGGAGTGAATGGCAGCCTTGCCAAATGGGATATGGTGGGGGAATCGGCAGAATTAAAAAGGACGATGACATTTTATCTCATTAACAATCCATATCCGGAGTCTTTGTCCTTCCTTCCTAGGAGGCACAGATACTATCCCAATATTTTGGCATCAACGAAGACCAATCCTAAATTTCTAGAGGAGTACCGGAACCAGCCTTTTTTCTACAAAGCCTCGCCGGATGTGAATTATTCGGGTGTGAAAAGTGAAGAAAACTATATGTGTCTGGATGACTACAGAAACCCCATATGCGCCGCTATCAGTTTTGCTTGGAGAAAACGGGTCAAGAGGCTTGTGCTTTTTTGCTGTGATGAGGCTTTTGAGGATGAACGGCCAGGCGCGGTCAAAATGAAAAACGGGCTTTATCAGTACCCTCAGCAGATAATGTGTCAGAAAATAATAGACAAGCAGTTGTACTGGCTGAGAAAATCAGGAGTCGTTGTGGCCGATTGTTCTTCAGGAGTGGAATATGAAAATGCTGAGTATATAGAAGCAGAAAGATTGTTGTCTTTTTTTAGCAGGAAGAGCGATGAATGATTTGTCCAATTTGAATCCCGACAATTTCAAAAAATGGATGAGATCCCAGAACGACTTTGATGCCAACATGGAGCAAAATCTAGAAGGGGCTTCAGTGGAGACAAGATTTTCGGCAAAAAGAATAATAGCCCATATGATTCCAGAAGAAGGCAGGGTCTCCAAGATGGCAAAAGAGTTTGTTGAGTCTGGCGGCGCTTTGAGAAAAGTGGACGGAGACGAGTATTTGATAGAAGTTGCGTCCGGATCTTTTTATATACACAAGAAATATGTTATCGTTTGATGTCGGAATTTCTTCTGAGCATAGTTGAACTTTTTGTGACAAGAGCCTCTTTGTTTATATATGTAGAGGGCACATAACCAGAGAACTGGCTTATTGGCAAGTGAGAGTATCCTCTTTTTCTCAAGGAAGACTTGAGATCGTCAAAGGAGTCGGCGGACTCTATGAATAATTCATATTGCATTCTGTTGTCGTAAGCCTCTTTGGCAATTGCAGAGCCAATCTGGGGGTTGAGGTTTAATTTATCTACATCGTTGATCCTTGTGGCATAAACCTTTTGGTCAAATGCGAAGGCGCTTATGACTTTTATGCCCTTTTTGTCCAGTCGCGCAAGATACACATACAGATTACTTTTTGCCATTAATTAACTCCGCAAGCAATTCTTCCAAAATTATCTGGGTGTAGATATCCATATCCCCAAATTGCTCCATGAAGTCCTTCATTGCCTCTCCGACTTCATTTTTTTCAATTTCTTGATTCATAAATCACCTAGAAGGGTCAGACTAAGCGACCCAATTATATTGGCCCGGGAATGCACTATATACTATTGCCTTTCACTTAAAAGAGGGAACCCATGAGCGTTTTTAGAGTAAAACTCACAAATACTAGGCAAGGCCTTTTGGATGTTTACGACAATCAACGAACAGCCTACATAACAGGCCCCAACAGGATAAACAGAAAGCTCAAGGACGGGGAAACCTTTGTGGATTGCAATTATTGGAAGAGGTTTGCCTATCCAAATGTGCCCTTGGAGGAGGCCTTCATAGAAGTGGTTGAGGATGACGGCACCATCTACAGTGACAAAATATCCGAAAACACCTATCCCAAGGTTTACGATCTGATTGCAGTTACAGGATCAACCTATGCGGACAACAAGGCCGACATAGTCAAAGACTCGGGAAGTTGGGCCCTTTTTGCCCAGATAACAAACAAAAGCGATTCCGACGGGGTCAAGGTAAGGCTCAATGGATTGAACACGGCAATAATAGATCTTCCTGCCGGTAGCACTCAAGTTTTCAGCGTCGGAGATTTGACAATAGGCTCAATAGAGGTAGATAACGGCTCTGGATCGGCCGACGTGCAGGTTCAAATACTAGTATCGGTGAGTTCCATCGGAACTTCATGATGCCCCTTAAAAACACGAAAGTGTGACTATTATAGACTGGTGCGAATGCACCCAAACAACGGAACGATTCATGCCAAATTTGATCAAACAAGGAGAGGCCAGGGTAATAACAAAAAACGGCGAGGTTTTTGTGAACATAGCCCTCGAGCTCACGATAAAATTGGACGGGTCGAATCTTCAAGTTCTGTCGGGATCGGGTTCCGGAACCGCCTCGCACGCGGCGAAGCAAGAAGAGGAAAAGGTCGACTGGGCTATTCAAGACTTTGCCCCTAGTAATAAGATAAAATTCGGCAAATAAGGAGAAAATTATGTCAGCACGCGGATTCGATTGCGGTACCTATAATCTGGTTTGTTGTAAGCGTACTGCCGAGAATGAATTTTCGTACAAGAGAGAGGTGAACGCCTTTTTGCAGATGCCCTTGGAAAACCGCTTCGTCTTCAATATGATGAAGAACGCCGGCGTGCCCTTGATAGAGCAGCCCGAAGCGAACTTGGCGTATGCCCTCGGCGAGTCGGCGGTCAACATGGCATACACCATGAACCAAATTGAATTGAAGCGCCCGATGAAGGATGGCTGCCTCAATCCGAAGGAAAGATACGCACAGCAGATCATGAATGTGATGTGCCACAGTCTCATAGGAGAGGTGGAGGAGGATGGAACTCCCTTGTACTACTCGGTTCCCGCAAATGCCATAAACCAAGAGACGGACGCGGATTATCACGGAAAAGTCTTGGAGGCGATGTTCCGTTCCTACAAGAGTGAGAAGGGATACACTGTGGATCCGCATCCGATTAACGAGGCATTGGCTCTCGTCTATGCGGAACTTTCCAACAAGGCTTGGACCGGCGTGGGAATATCATTCGGTGCAGGAATGGTGAATCTTTGCTACGCGATGTACGGAGCCCCCATCTTCCAGTTTTCTATAGTAAACAGCGGCGACTGGATCGACAAGATGGCCTCCAAGGCCCTTGGGGAAGATACGACGACATATGTGAACAAAGAAAAAATGCACGCGGACTTGACCGTGGAGAATCCCGAAAGCCTTGTGCAGCGAGCCATAAAGTCGCAGTACGAAATCATGATCCAGCATACCGTTTCGGGAATAAAGAAGGGCGTGGAAGAGGCCGGAAACAAGGCCCGTTCGGAACAGCCCATAGACATAGTGGTGGCGGGCGGAACCAGCATGCCCAAGGGTTTCGATGTCTTGTTCCGTAAGATTCTAGAGCAATCCAAGATTTCGATGAAGATAGGCGATGTAATCAGGCCCAGCGACCCGCTATACTCGGTGGCTCGTGGTTGCTTGATTGCCGCAGAAAACGCAAAGTAAAAGAAAGAAAGAGAGAAAAATGAAAAAGACAGTAAGTGACCTGGGTGCGGGAGCCTACCTGCTCATGCACGGGCACAAGGTGGTTGGAAGGCAAGGAAGGGATTTTATATTCGAGGTAGGAGAGCAAGAGGAGACGGAATTCGAGCAAAGAAAGTTAGAATACCTCTCGAGCGAGTTCCATAGATTTGACTCTTATATAATGTCTTTGAAGAAGATTGGCGAATACAACCCGAAATGAAACCAGAGGGACTAGAATATTTTGTCGGGAAAATCTGCACTATTTTTACTGTTCCGACGAACAGAGACTTCAAGTCAGAGAACCCCCAGACCTTTCCACAGCCCGTTTTTCACTATTTTGTGGGTAGAGTGCTTGAGGTAAATCAAAACGGGATCTGCATAGAGCAGTGGAACAACAGGAAGAAGCTCAGAACTTTTTTCTTTATGGATCATTTGGTCTCTATTTCCGAGGAGGAGATACTTGACCCCTCAAATCCCGAGGATATAGAAGTAATAGAAGAATACAAAAAGGCGAACCAGCCGATCCACAAGGATCTTGGTTCGGGCGAAAAGGTCAAGGAAAAGATAGAACCAGCCGAAAGTCAATATGTTGATATAGATTCCTTGTCTAATCTTGCCAAGGAAAATTCAAAAATCAACCAGTAATGCTGTTTATGGCTATCCTTGTACTTTCCCAATCTCCTCCGGCCAGAGAATTATTGTATTGCTTCTCTTGTGCGTTTATGTATCCGCGAAGGATCTTGTCGCCCTTTGCCATCAATAGGCCGTTCCAGTCCTTGAATTCCTTGCAAGGCCTCACATAATTAACTTTTTTGAATCCTCTGGCGAACAGAAAATTTGCCATTTTGGGAAGGGCTTGACTCCCGGCCTCGTCCGCATCAAGGCAAAGAACTGGGGTGTATTCTTCTATCATTCTCATTTGATTTTCTGTGATTGACTTTCCGCCTAGGGCGGCGGAATAGAAGCCGCACTGCGAAAGGGACATTGCGTCAAACTCTCCCTCCGTGATGTATATTTTTTCACTTTTGATTGGCCATTTTTGTACATACAGAACATCTCCCTTGCCAATGCCTAGTTCCTTGGGAGGCCCCAAGTACCTCAAATTTGTTCCAGGATCTCCGATATATCTTCCGTTGTAGTAAATCAATGATCCTTTTTTGTCGTAATATGGTATTACTATCCTGTTTTTGTATCTTCCGGAAGTGCATATAAGAAGTCCGTCCGAGTTTATTCGGCGACCCTTGAGATAATCAGAAGCCTCTTTTCTCAAGTAGTTTGAAGAAGGAAGTTCGTCAAAAAGATAGCATCCAGAAGGTATCTCAAGACGATTCTCGACGGCAAGGGATGGCCGTTCTTGTTGATCATCCTTTGTCAAAAAAAGCTCGTGAACTTTTCTCTCCAGATCTTCGAGCGTTCCAGTAGACACGGCGTCCAATGTCTCAACGGCTTGCTCATATGAGCACTTGTCAACAAGCATCACCAATTTGACAAGGCTGCCCTTCTGGTCCGATTTCCAACAATGATACACGCCGTTCTGTATCTTGTTTTTTCCTCCGGAAGGATTGCACCAGAGGTGGCGCTTGCGGTCTTCACAAAATATTGAGTTGACAAGCACCTCATCGCCCTTCACGGCGACATCGTCAAATCTGGATTCGGCCCAGGACAAAAATCTATCAAAATCAATTGACATTAGTCGTTCCTTTTGGAATAATCTTAGACAAAGGGATTGAAAAAATCAATCCCCATCTATGATAAACTTATGAAGATTGAGCACATATCTGTTTCCAGGGGTAAATCTTACGACCAGTGTCCCTACTACTACAAATTAAAATACCACGAGAAGATTCCGAATCCGGGCGAAGAGCAGTTTTATTTTGTTTATGGCAAAATCATACACAAGATCGCTGAGCAACATGTTCAAGAACGAGGAGCAAGAAGCCTCAAAGAGGTTTCTAATGATGTTCTCAAAGGCGCGATAGAAATAGAAGATGGCAAAAAGGCCCCGCCGTTGCCGGCCGACTATAAGAAAAGAATGCCGCAACACATAAAGGCGATAGACAACCTCAATAAGAAGATAGGGTGCGACGGCATAACCGAATATAAATTCAAGTACGACTTGGATCCTCCTCATGGAAAGTTCGTAACGGGCTTCATAGATCGAATAATATTAAGGAACTCCAAGGCATGGATATTGGACTACAAGACAACGAAGCCCGGGCCGTTCAGAGAAAACAAGCACACCATAAAGACCGATCCCCAGCTGAGGCTATACTCAAGGGTTGTTCAAAAAGAATTCGGGATTGATCCTGCGAACATAAAGGCAGCCTTGTATTACCTTGAAGGAGAACATCTGCTGCCCGCTTCATATAGCGAAGATTCGCTAGACATGATAGAGAGGGAACTTCTAGAAGTTTATAATTCAATAAGTTCTCACGACCCGGACAAAGCGTTCGGCAAGACCGGTAACCACTGCAACAGATGCGAATACAGGGACATGTGTCCATTCTTTAGGAATGGAAGTTCTAAAAAAAGAATAACCTGGGACGGCGACCTCGGAAGTCTCTGATGCCGTCCCGGCTGTTCAGAACAATAAGAAATTCGGCACTGGGATGAGATTATTGTCGGAAATCTTCTTGAGTCTGTCCCAGTCATAAATGGGTATCAAGTCTAAGTCCATCTTCTTTTTCAATATCCATTCATGCTTGTTTTTAATAAACACAGCCTTTATTGAATTTAAGGGGGTGAAGAATCCTATGCCCCTGCCGGTTAATTCAGAGGTTCCCCAGCATATGCCTACAAGCTCTCCATCGTTTGTCAACAGACCTCCTCCGGACCTTCCCGGCCTGGGGCTGTTTTTTTCAGTGACTATATCAGGATCTTTATACTCCAAAACTTTGACCTCGTATCTGGCGACCTCCCCTCCTCCGTCACAGCCCAATGAATTCAAAACCATTCCTTTCTTGATTTCAAAGTGAGGGGCTATAGGGAAAAATTGGGGGCTCCAGTCAGGCTGGAACCTCAAGAGGCTTGAGTCGAACCCTCTGTCGTTGCTCCAAAAAAGAACCTCTGCCTCATACGATTGAGTTTGCGGCAGTTTAAATCCATTTTTGTACCATACGACAATGCTGGCCTTCTCGGGCCTTTTGGGATCGTAGGACTTGTTCCCGTCCCACATATGGCCGCACGATATGACATACGCCCAGTTTGACTCTTGGTCATAGTGGCATATGGTTCCCGAACCAGAAGAAGATTTTACAGATATTTTAACAGAAGCCGAGAGAAAATTTATATATCGCTTGTCCCTTTCTTCTTTGGGCAGCGAAAAGTCCACAAGCATAGCCGAATCTCTCAAGATCGGATAAAACGGTTCTTGAGAATATGACTGGTTGATACTTGTGAAGTAAAATGCTATAATACAGAAGACAATTGAAATCCTTTTCATTGTTAGCCTCCATGCTACAAGTATATACTTCACAAGGAAATGAATAATTTAGCCCTTTTCGTCACCCACAGTATATTTTTGACCGAAGAACAAATAGAGTCCTTGTTGAGAACTGAAGGATGTCTGGAGGTCGTGGGTCACTGTGTGCCCGTATGGGTGAATGCAAAAACGGGAGAAACAACGGAGCCGGGAAGCGAAGTTTTCTGTAACTATAAAATTCACAATTCAGGAGAGAAGGTTGCTCAAATAAGCAACCTCAGGAAGAAAGGATTTGAAATATTTCTTCCCGGGGTTGGGGATTGGGTGCCTCCTGCTGATCTAGACCTTGAGCGGATGTCGGTATGGTCTAGTGAAGAAAGAATGTCATTTTTGAAGGAAAGGGACAAGTGGTGGTTCAACAACCCAAGGCCACCGTCGGCAGACCAACTTAAGAATGGATACTTAAGGTTTGAAGTGAAAAAAATAAAGCAGAAGACGAAGAAGCATCAATATTCAGCCCAGCATATAGTGGAAATTGCTAATATGGGACGGCTGGTGGACTCTTTAACAATTTGATAGTGCCATTCCCATTTTCATTGTGATTGTCTCTCCATCCGACACTGTTATGTTTCTACTTAATGGGGCGGATGATATTAGAACATTATTTGTTCCATAACCAAGATTTGTTGTAAGAAAAATATTCTTTACTGGTCCCCATGCTCCGCCGGTAGCCTTGAATAGTATGACTGGGCTGTTGGCTTGACGATGTCCCGAATTGGTCGTCACAACATCAAAACTATCCGGCTGTATTTGTTGCCTCTCGTAGGCATTGTCTGTGGGTTCGAAGCCGAACAAGGATCCTATGCCCACCGAAGGATCCAAAAAGGTTCTAGAGTCTAGTCCGATATAGTATTTTTCAGGCACGGACAATCCGGCGAACAATATCTTTAAAATCAGTTCTTCGCCCGCGTAATGAAGAATGTTTTTGACATCCTTTTCTATGTGGAGCAATTCTCCATTCTTTGAAAGATGCTTGATCTCAAGAACTTTCATTAAGCCGCGCCACTCTTTCATTGTATCCCCTTTATTAACTTTGTCCCACATATATACGATCATGGAATTTAAAAGATGGCTGGCTGAGGTGGGTGGCTCTGGCGGAATCGGGGGAGGATTGACTCCACCCTTGGAAAAAGCCACCGGATACTCCGGGGCATTCGCCGACTATCATGGAAAGGGGGCGAGCGATCCCAAAAATCCCAATGGCACTCTTCCGCCCGTACCTCAAAAGGTCTTCCGAAGGGATTTCAAAAAGAAAGCAAAAACCTTGAGAAAGGTCTGATATGTGAACTACCCACTCCCCTAAAGGGAGTGGGCTTCCTGCTTCAACCTCGGTTGCCCTTGATTGCTCTCAGGTCTTACACCAAGTCCACAGGCTATTCCCGTAGTTCCTGCGGTTCTTTTCGCTTCATTAACCGCCATCTATCCCAGCCCCTAAAGGGACTGGGTTTTCTGGCGGCGAGGATATATAAAGAGCCATGACAAAAGACCAAATACTAAGACAGATAGACTCCATAATAGACGGTTGGGTCAACGACACAATTTCCAGTTTGACATCCGGCAAGTCAGAGGTTCAACCAAGAGGAATATGGGACAGGCTCAAAGGCACATTCTATAACTTAAGGTATGGAAGAAACGACAAGCAAAACAACCCATATTATTGGAAGAACAGATTTGGCGATGAATTGGGAACAAAGCAAGAGTGCCACAACCCGTCATCCCTCACGCTTTCAGAGTATTGCGTCTTGAAATCTACGGTAAATGAGGCACAGACGATAATAAATGAAGCGTTAGATCCCGAGACGGAAAAGTTACGGCTTGTTCAACTTATTAGAAAGGCGGCGGAAGACCTTAAGGGTCGACTTCGCTCTGTTCTTTCCGCTTGGGATATGACCCAAGCCTCTTCCGGGAGCGGTATGGAGAAGGCCACCGCGGACAGAAATGTGGGAGGCGCCTCCGCGGGAAATAAAAAAGATCCCGAACCTGTTCCTAGCAGCGATGTAGACAATTCTCATGCTGGTGAGGAAGCGAAAACAGCAGCCGTGACCGGAGGTGCAGAGACGGCGCCCGTGAGCGGCGGTGTGGAGACGGAGCCCGTGACCGGAGGTACGGAGACGGCACAAAGCGCTGCAAAATCAAGTGGCGGAAAATTGCCGACGGTTAGTGCGGCGGATGGCGGAAATGCAGTGGGGACAAACAAAGGTAAAAAAACAGAGACAGACTTAAAAAAGAGTATTCGAGAAGCTGCAAAAACCAGAAAAGAAAGTCCTAGCAATTTAACTCCTCAAGTTTCTTGGCTTAATTCTGGGGGGAGGTTAGTCAAAGAAAAAATGCCTTGGGTAATAGCTTGGATTTCTACCATGCCTCATGCTAGCTATGACGACGAAATCATAGAGAGGGAATTAAAAAACAAGGATCGAGTTGGAGACAAATTCGCTTCCAAATTCAAAGGTCTGGCGTGGAAAAAGGAAGGTCACAGATCTTTGATCAGAGGCCTAAGGCAACACTTGGGCTTAATTTCTGACGAGGATTTCAAGAAAATAATTCACGACTTGACAGGTGGCGATACCGTAGATGCTGAAATTTCTAGATCAAAACAAGAAGTTAAGCCCGGGGCTGAGAAAAAGACCAAACAAAAAGAGGATCCTAAACAATCTGCGGTTTCTTCTAGGGGGGGCGAAAAGGAACAAGATCAAGATTCACCTAAAAAAGACGAAGAGAAAAAGAAGGATCTCCTCAAAACACTTTATGAGGGGAAGACAACAAAGGAGATACTTGACGGCATAAAAAGCAGATTGCTTTCGCCCTCGTGGATATTTCTAGGAAAGGACGAATCAATAGGCAGAAAATTCAACACACTCATGGGCAAGCTGAGGGCTCAGTATGGGGGTGACGACGACAAAACTCCGAACGCTCAAGAAGAAAGCAAGAATGGACTTATCATCAAAATTGCAAGTGGCGATCTATTAAAGGACATCCTGCAGACTGTTGGCTCGGGAAAGCTTAAAGAATCTGATCTGATTGGATTTTTAGGCTAATCATCCCAGTCATCGTCTTCATCTTCGTCGTCGTCTTCGTCGTCGTCCCAATCATCGTCTTCATCTTCGTCGTCGTCGTCCCAATCATCGTCTTCGTCTTCATCTTCGTCGTCGTCCCAATCGCTATCCCAATCGTCGTCATCGTCTTCATCGTCGTCATCCCAATCCTCGTCGTCTTCGTCGTCGTCGTCGTCTTCGTCTTCGGAGGCTTCTTTCCACTCCCACTCGGTTATGCCTTCACTATCGTCGTCGTCGTCATCCTCATCATCTTCTTCTTCATACTGATGATTTTCTTCGTCGTCATCAAGCCTACTGCAGGGGCTTGAGTACTCATCAAACCAGTCATTTCCGTAAATGTTTTCAACTTGACTCTCAAAATCATCACGCATGGTTTAAAAGCCTCCTATTAATCGCCATTTTAGATATGGAACTTATTATAGTCAACCCCAAAAAACTCTCGGCCGATATATATTCAACTAGGACAGAAATCTTCTTTGAAGCTTATTGTTTTCCACATACCACATCTTGCCTTTCCCAATGGAGTCGGATATGCCCATGAGGCAAGCCGCGGTGGATTCTTTAATTTGATTTTCATCTGGCTTGATTTCGGCCACAAGTCTACCCTTGTTGTCAAATTCATAATACTCGTCGGATGGAATATCTATCTCAAAGTCCTCATTAGAGACGGATAGTCCCGAAACCAATGGCAATTCGCTAAATTTAATCGCCTTTTGGCCCTTGACGCAAACCGTCGTGATTCTGCTATTTTTAAAAACGCTGTCGTTCTTTTTGAGGCTTCTGGCAACATCCTTCCAGGACAAGTTAGACAAGGCCTTTATCTCATTTTGCTTTATCAAGCCCCATTCTACGAAAACATCCTTTACAATCTTTGAATATGTGGCCCCCTTTGAGGAGGCGACGGCAACCATCGCCATCGCCAAGTTGGAATAGTAGTCTACCACTCTTCCCGTGTTTGGAATTGCTTGGGCCATTATTGAAAATGAAACATCGCGGGCTGTTTTTGCAGCAGTAAGCTGATCGACCTTCAAAGACATTTGTTGTTCGTATATCCGGACGAATATCTCGTACCAGGCGGCCGAAAAAACTCTTCCGAAACTGTGACACTCGGCTGCAAGCTGGTTGTTTGGGGCATCTTTCGGGAGTCCGGCAGGATTGACATATTTGAATTTTTCTATGGCCGGATCCCTCAACGAATTGGGGAGGCATGTTCTGTCTTTGGATATTTTGCTTATTAATATTCCGATTTCTTCGGCAAGTCTTGAAATTATATTGGAACTCCTCAAATCTCCATTGTTTTCCTTGAGGGCGGCGACCAAGGCCATTTCGTAATTCATCATGTTGAACATCGCGACGATGTCCGAAAAAGCCTCGTGAAAAGACCATATCTCCAAGGATTGAACGCTCCAGAAATCGGGCCTCATGGAATCAAGAATAGCATGACCTAATTCGTGCGTCACTATATCTTGTGAGTCGCCGAAATAATAGTTCTTCCCTGAGTGCCTGTAGTAAAAGAACCTGAGCGAAGCTCTGTCGTAATAGGCATTCAAATCAGATCCGGCGGCGGGAATCACCTGGAGGAGGTTTGTGGCGGCCCAATTTTTAACCGGCGTCTTAAGATGGCTTTGGACTTTCTCTATGCAGTTCCCGACGGATATGTGGCAATTGGCGGCTCTTGTTTCATCCTCATTTTTGGGGACGGGATTAAAGCCTTTGACTGCATATTTAAGGAGTCCCGACTTTGGAAAAGTGAAATTCTCAACGAGGTTGGGAGTGGTCGGATCGTTGATCGTGTATTTTCCCAAAAATCGGGCCACATCAGAATGAATTCTCTCAAGTGCCGACAACTCAAACAGCTTCTTGAACATACAACCTCCTTGTTTTTGTTCCCAAAGATATCTAGATACTAAGATCAAAAATGTACAATCAATTTTCAACAATGTGCAAGAATCAAGAAGTAGAGGCGCAGATTAAATCGCTCATAGGAGAGAAGGAACTGCGAGAGTACAGAAACTTTGCCTTCAAGGATGACATGTTGAAGTTGTCTGTGGGGATAATACTTGGGAACTCTTTCAATAAGGTTGTGCATGGGATATCGGATTATCTTGTCATGCCTATATTCACATTTTTGGTTTCAAAGACGGGGGATGGATGGAGGAATTGGACATTCACTCCCGTGAAGGGGCTGAATTTTGAGTTGGGACACCTTTTCGGCGTATTTTTTGACTTTCTGCTAATATCGATGCTGCTCTATGTCTTCTATATTAAGTTGATTGGGCAGATCGTAAATCGAGAAGTACCGAGCCTTAAGAACTGCCCTCACTGTTGTGGGCGCATAAATGCGGCTGCGAGAAAATGTCCGTTGTGTACGGGAGACATGATCGTAGAAGGAGATCCAATTGTCAAAACAAGAAGAACTAGAAGCAAGGATACGAGAGCAAAGAACCGTAGAGGCAAATAAAAAAGGACTCATCGGTCAGAACGGAAAGATAGGGGTTGTGCTAAAGATGATGGGTCAGCCGATAGTGTCCCACTCTGAGGGCGGAGCATATGTGGACACAAACTATCTAGAGTACGAGGAGGAAGCCGGTGAGCCTAGAAGTTCCGCTGAACTTCTAGAAAAAATCCCCATCATGAACATTGATGGAAGCTTAAGGCCTGAAACTGCCGAGTGGGCTCAACTAGCCGATCCGGTTTCGTATGGGATATACAATGTGGGGTGGTATTTTGATGGCCTCAGTCGGGGAATGCACCTTGAAATAAAATACATGGACTCAGAGGCGGAACTTGTTGTCTTGCACAAGGGATATGTGGTGTACAAAGAGATAAAGGGAGAGATCGTTTCCTATGTTCCAAAAGATGAGTGGGAGGGCTGGGTAAACAATTTGTACAATAAGGCAAAAGACATGCAGAGAAAGATGAAGGAAAATGAATTTGAGGAGCAAGTGAGAGAGTCGGAGAGAAAAAAGAAAAGTTGGTGGTCGGAAATGAAATCAAGGTGGGGAATAGAGTGAAACAAAAAAGCCCAGATTTTGAAATCTGGGCTTGAAATTAAGCTACGGCCGTGCGTTGTAGGTCACATGAAAAAAATGATATACGCCAAGACCAAAACTTGTAGTCCCACGATGGCGCCAAATACATACATATCGTAGCGGGTCTTTGACTTAATCTTATCCTCAACGACTAGTTGCATGGGCGACTTGTGAGAAACCGACGCGGCGGACGAGAGACCTTCCGATCTGCCTTGGTCGCAGCACACTCTTTCCGAGATTCTGTTGATCACCTCTCCTGTGACCTCATCGAATGTTTCGGTCTCTCTTTCACAGACGCAATAGTGCTCGATGACTCTCTGCGCCAGCTTTTTCTGCGGCTTGGGCTCAACAAATACTTCAGTAACCCTAGTCAGCGAATCAGGTGTATTCTCCACCTTCTCGGCCTTTCTTCCGTCATCAAGCGTGAATTCAGACATTTAGTCCTCCTTGTTTAATACCCACGCGCCTTCTATGTGTATTTATAATTGATCGTCAAGAAAAAATTGAATTTTGGTACAAAAAAACCCCCCTGGCCGAAGCCAGGGGGGTTTGTAACAATCAAAAAGGAGTCAGATCAAGCACCGTGAACGATGAGATCGGTCAAGGTGTGCTTGCTGAGCGTGGACTTAACTCCTCCCTTAACCGGAGCAATTTCGCTCTTCTTAAAGGACTTGATGGGAGCATCCTGGAGCCGGGTGCAAACCGTGTTGCCCCTGCGAAGGACATATCCCTTCACCACATCGCCCTTGTTCTCAACGACCGCAATGGTCGTGCGAATGGGCTTGCTGTGGGTTCCCTTGTAAAAGAACTTCCAGACCGGGAGGTTTCTGACCAAACAATAACCTGTCGACATTGATTGAACTCCTTTCTTAAAGTTCAGGTATAGAGACATCTTATCAGATCTGTTCTGCTAGTCAATAGCATTTTCTAGCATTTCAAGAATATTGTCAGCATCGCCCCTGCTGTCCAGGATCTGATCTTCCAGAAACAGGGCGACATAAGTGGCATCAACATCGCAAGAGCCGATATTTTCAGCCTGGCTATGACGAAGGACATAGTTATTCACCACATCGTTCTCCATTTGCAATGCGGCTTCCAGAAGAGCCTTCGGGCAAGTCATTCCGGACTTAAAAGATCCGACATCGGACGGGACTCCACCTGCGATGCCTCGCCTGGTCTTCAGGCCAGTGATGAGCCTTCTGAACTGCTCTATGTGCTTCATTTCGCTGGCGGCTTGCTCCAAGAAGAACTCGCTCAGTTCTTGCCGGTGCAATCCCCGCACATTAGTGGCCGCTTGCATGTAAAAATGCCAATGTGCATATTCATTAGAAAGATCTAAAGTTAGTAGATCCACGAGTTCTTCAATTGTCATTGGTCGCCTTTCTTTGTAAACATAGGTTCGCCATCCACATCGAATCCGCAGATTTCTACGGATCCCATTATGAAGTTTTTAAAAAGTATTTGGCCGATTCGCACATGGCCGCACCAGGCCACAACCTTCAGAACATCATCTAGTTCGGACATGCCTTGATTGAGACAAGCCGATACTATTTGATTGGTCTCTTCGTCTGAAAGGGACACATACCTTTTTTGATTATCGTCCCAGTGCAGGTCATCGGCGGGAATCAAATTGTTTAGAATATGATGATACATGATTTGGCCTTGTTGCCAATATCTTATTGATTCCTTCCGTGCCGGTCAATGTCAAAAAATTTAATAGAACGGGCCTTCCACTTTTCCCACCACTGCTTCGTGAAAAATGCCGAAGTTGCATATATCACGCCGCCCATTATGGTTTTAATCAGCCAAAATGAAGCACAGGTCACGACGATAAACCTTCTTTTGTCGCCCAAATCGTTTTTGTTTTCCATACCAATATCTATTTTGGACACATATAATAGAATGTATGCAAAATGGAAAAAATCAATTTCCCGAGGGGTTGGCCTATCCCACCGAGCCTTTTGAAGACTTTTATTTCAAATTTCGGAATACAAAGGAGATGATCGAACATCCCGAATGGGATGAAATTTATTCAACTTATTACGAACTAGATCCCTACGAAATCGGAATTCCCGTGGGCGAGAAAGTTGAAGATCTTAATTCCTTCCCCGCCGAGAAGCAGATAGAAGAGGTCATAAAGTGCGCAAAAAGTTTCTTCTATTTTTGCCACCGCTATGTGAAAATCCTACACCCAAAGTTCGGAACGATCCCATTTGTGCTCTACAAATACCAGCGGAGGGTCATAAAGGAGTACGAATCCAAAAGATTCAACATGATAAGCAAGTTCCGACAGGGGGGTCTAAGCACCGTCACGGTTCTCTGGGGACTTTGGAAGTGCATGTTCCAAAAAGACCAGCAGATATACTTTCTGTCAAAGACGGACCGAGAGGCTCTGGCCGCAGGTGATATAGCCAGAAGGGCCATGGACAACTTTCCTTACTGGATGTATGACAAAAATAACGCAGACATAACAAAGCACGAGAAGAGTTTCAACGATGTAGGGTCAAAAATATGTTTCTATACGCCCGAGGCGGCTCGAGGCAAGTCTGCCACATACATCATGATAGACGAGGCGGCATTCATAGAAAAAATGGACGAACACTGGAAAGCGATGTATCCCGTGATCGCAACGGGAGGACACATAGAGATAATCTCTACCGTCAATGGTTTGGGGAACTGGTATGAGGAGACATACCATGAGGCCCAGGCCGGGAGAAATTTTTTTAACATCATAGACTTGGACTACTGGGAGCACCCCGTGTATGCGAATCCCGAATGGGCGGCTGCCATGAGGGCGAACTTGGGGGAAAAGGGGTGGCAACAAGAAGTGCTGCGAGATTTCTTGGGCTCGGGCGATACTTACATATCTTCAAATGTGATAAGCCAATACGACAGAGGAGCCAGAAGTACGGTTCCTGTCAGGACCGCCTTTTCTAAATGGACAAATGAATCGCAGCAAAAGCAGCAGTGGGATGACGGTGCCTTGTGGATATGGAAAGAGCCAATGGTGGGGCACGAGTACATAATAGGTGCGGACTGTGCCGAGGGAGTCGGAAAGGACGGCGACAACTCGTGCTTCCAGATAATAGACGCGGTTAGTCTAGAACAAGTCGCCGAATTCTACAGCAATTTGGTTCCTCCAAATGTATTCGCCCAGATAATAAACCAGATAGGCATATACTACAACACGGCGACCGTGGTGGTAGAAAACAATTCAGTAGGAGGTGCGGTCTTAAACAGCTTGAGCAACGACATGGGGTACGAAGCTCTCTATTATGAAAGTAGAAAGTCATCCACCAAGTTGGGAATCAAAATGGGCCCCTCTAACAGACCAATATTCCTGGAGGCTATGCAGAACAGACTCATGAATGGAACGGTCAGGATAAACAGTCATCGTTTAGTGAACGAGCTGAAGACCTTCATATACAGCCCCCAGAAAAAGCGAGCCGAGGCGATAAAAGGAAAGCACGACGACGCAATCATGGCCTTGTGCCTCGCTCTGTATGTCAGGGACGAAAGAATAAGGGGATTGCCTCTGGACATTGAGTACGCGGAACAATCTATACTTGCAAAAAACAGACCAGTAGATGACATAAAAAAAGAGATACTCGAGGGAGGAGTTTCTGACTGGTTTGAGATAAGATCTGGGGAGGACTCTTTTGCCGAGGATAAGCAAGACAGCAGAAAAAACAGTCCTATACTCAAGGAATTTGGATGGTAGAAAGGGGGCTTGATTGAAAAACGAAGAGATGAAGAGAGTGATAGGAAGGGCTATTGAATGTTGCACGGGGCATCACATGCAAGGGGTGAAGCGAAAGTTGATTGGCGTATTGCATGAAATATCAGAAATAGAAGATAAAAAAGTGCGAAGAAGGTCTGTGGACGATATTTACAAGCAGTGGACGGCAGAAAAATCCTCATCGGTCGCCAAGATGAGCGAAGTTCAAGCTAAAAACGCTCTCGGCGAAATAGAGAACATGATCAATACAGAGCACAGAAAGATCGGGGGGGGCGGAGAGCGATAGAGGCACGCTAATGGACTGAGGCGGCGATCAGCCAGTCCCAGTTCAATCCAATCAAATAGCCCACAAGAAAAGCAAGAGCACACACAAAGACGACGGCGTTGTTGGCTAAAAATTTAAAAATATGTTCCATTGATGTCGTTTCCTATTCTTTTGGTCGTAATGTCACGGACCGTTTGCAACCACAAAATTTCTTTTTCTGACATTTCAACATTTGAAGTCAAGACGAAGTCGGCCCCGATCCATTCGCCTATCTGCTCCTTCGTTCCATCTTTGCGACGCTTTAAGAGCACATATTTATCCAATGATTTCATTTGATAGTCTTCCATGAAGTAGTTGGTAGACTCAATATTGCCGAAATCGCACTTGTAGTGGATCACATTTTTTCCTATTCATCTAAAAACGGAATTATAGCAGAGATTGCGGCAATAAACAATGCCCAATCCGATATATATGAATAGAGATGATATCCATTAAACAAGGAGGTTTAAAATGGATGCAAGAACAAGACTTGAGATGGCCAGAGGCAAGGTGGCCAATGCAAAAAAAATGCAAGCGGAAATAATTTCCGCCACTCAACAGATTCAAGATCTTGAAGACAGAACGATAGAAAACTCTTCTGCTCTCGTGAAATACAGACAAAATTTTACTGTGCCTGCGGTCTGGGTTCCTAAGCAAGGCATAAGAATATCAAACATACCTCAGATCCCAGCAGAAAAGATATCAAATATTAGTACATACATTCAAGCCAACGTTAAAAGAATTGACGGTGGCGATCTTGATGAGACTGGGTGATTTGCAATAACCAAGGAGAAAAAGAAGATGGCAGCAGAAACAATTATTCAGATACGCAGAGGTCTTGCGGCAACATGGACGGAGCTCAATCCGGTCCTGGCGGCTGGCGAGATGGGTCTGGAGACGGACACAAAGAAGGCCAAGATCGGCAACGGCTCGACCGCTTGGAATAGCTTGGCCTATTCAATCGGCCAAGTTGACAACATCAATTTTAGCGGCAACACGATCAGCTCCACCGACGCGAACGGCGACATAACGCTCGATCCGAACGGAACGGGCGACGTCAGAATTGCCGACAGTGCTGACCTGTATGTCGGTGGCGATGTCTATGCGAACAACAAGAGACTAGCGACCTTGGAGTATGTTGACGCTGTCAAGCAAGGCTTGGACGTCAAGGATTCGGTCAGGGTTGCGACGACTGGAAACATCACATTGTCGGGCGAGCAGGAAGTTGACGGCGTATCCTTGGTCGCCGGTAACCGCGTGCTAGTCAAGAATCAGACCACAGCCAGCCAGAACGGCATTTATGTCGTTGCTGCTGGTTCTTGGACGAGAGCCGACGATGCCAACGCCGATGCCGATGTTACATCTGGTCTCTTCACATTCGTGGAGCAAGGCACGGTTAATCAGGACAGCGGTTGGGTTTTGACCACAGACGGGGCGATCACAGTCGGAACGACCTCGCTTGCTTTCGCGCAGTTTAGTGGTGCGGGCTCGGTTACAGCCGGCGCCGGCCTCACAAAGAGTGGAAACACTCTTGATGTTGGCGGCACTGCTGACAGAATCACTGTCAATTCCGACAGCGTCGACATTGCCAGCACCTATGCCGGTCAGTCCAGCATCACCACGCTCGGCACGGTGACGACGGGAACTTGGAATGGTACAACGGTCGGGCTCAGCTATGGCGGCACGGGAGCTACGGACGCCTCGGGTGCTCGCTCAAACCTCGGCCTCGTGATCGGAACGGATGTTCAGGCGTACGATGCTGAGTTGGCGGCTCTTGCCGGCACAACCAGTGCGGCTGACGCTCTTCCGTACTTCACAGGTGCGGGCACAGCGACGACAACAACGATGACGAGCTTTGCTCGTGGCCTTCTCGACGACACCAGCGCGTCGGACGCCCGCACAACGCTCGGCGTTGTGATCGGCACCGACGTTCAGGCGTACGATGCTGAGTTGGCTGCTATCGCTGGCCTGACCAGCGCTGCTGACGCTCTCCCGTACTTCACGGGTGCGGGCACAGCTGCGGTGACCACGCTGTCCAGCTTCGGCAGATCGCTTGTTGACGACGCCAGTGCGTCGGACGCCCGCACAACGCTCGGCGTTGTGATCGGCACCGACGTTCAAGCGTACGATGC